TTTAATGTCTATGGCTTTAATCGCCGTGGCCTTGATCGCAGTGGCTTTGATCGCAGTGGCTTTAATGTCTATGGCTTTAATCGCCGTGGCCTTGATCGCAGTGGCTTTGATCGCAGTGGCTTTGATGTCGATGGCTTTAATCGCCGTGGCTTTGATGTCTATGGCTTTAATCGCCGTGGCTTTGATCGCGATGGCTTTGATCGCCGTGGCTTTGACGTCAACGGGAGAGATCGCAACGGCGGAAAGCTTGAACCATTCGACCTCAGCTAAGCTTATGTTACCATACCCCGGAAAATATGAATCGTGGGACAGTTGGGACTATCGTTGTAGAGAATACTACCGCGAACGCGATTATAGGAGACAGAAAATAGCCGACCGATTCACAAATTGGGGCGGATATAACTATAGGCCAGTGAAGCCTGCTGGGGAAACGAGGCTGTCCAACGGGTATACTCTAAAATACCTTAAGTGCTTTCCCAGTAAGACCAAACGTGGCACAGCCATGCGGTATGCTGAAAAAATGGGAGCCGTCGTCGTTGAAATGCAGCTTGGTAATGGAAACCTGATTACCTCCAGGGAAGACTTCTTCGTTTTGAAAATGTCTGACCTGCCGCCATTGCCGGAAGATTGCCACGTGGTAACACCATCGCCACCTTGGGCCGGGCTGCGCGACTTAGTTTACAATGACGATGATCATTGACAGCTTTACACCACACACGACAAATCAAACGTTATGTCAAATCTCAAGAGCCTAGAACAGCAGCGAGCTGAAGCCCTATCGCGTTTACCAGATGCCGAGGTTGCCAAGCACAATCTGTTCTCAAACAAGCAGTATCCTTGGCATGCTTGGCAGATCAACTATAATACTTCCGAACCTGAAATCGTCACGATTTGCTCGTACGGTTTTGCAGATCACGCCGAGGCCCTGATACCGACGGTCCTTTGTAGCGCTGATGGTAGCCAATACCGCTGCTGCATCGACATGATCCACCTGACCGAGCAAGAAGCTTGGCAGGAGATTGTCAAAGTCCTGCAAAAGGTTATGCAGCTGCATCATTCCACGTTGATGGAGCTCGCACAGCAGCTTGCGAACCTGCAACTCCAGCTGGACAAAGCCCTCGAAGCCGCCAACAAATGAACCACACCGATTACGAGCGGTACGAGGACGAGCAGCCCGGTTCCGTTCACCGTGCGGTGAACAGCCCGAGCCGTTCTTCATTCGATGATTCCTCGACGCCCGGGAAACCATCCGTACGGCTATCAACGACTCAACCGACCTACCATGAATATCCGCACTGCTTATCCTAAAGGTACCGTCATACGTTCAAGAGACGGCGAGCTGAAGGGTAAAACCACCGGAAGCTTCAAGCAGTGCCGGCTGGAAGGCTGCGGCGGCGTCCTCATCGGCGTCCGCTGGCCCCATGACGGAAAGTTAACCTGGCCATGCAGCAAGAGTATGAAACATAAGAGACTCGGGTGACACATCAAGAACTCGACAGCCTGAACGTTCAGGAGATCACGCGGTTCGATCGCACCCCGCATGAACTGGAAGCGTTCTTCCTGCTGGCCGTCCTGGTCGCCGGCAAGAACGCCAAGGTCCAACAGGAGAAAACCAAGGCGTTCCTGGCCCACCTGGTCGGCACGCCCCTGGGGCCGTTAGACTACCTGCGGCAACTTTGTGACGGCGAGTGGGACCGCAATACCCCGCCGACCTTGGTCGCCGCCATGAAGCAGCATAAGCTCGGGCAGTACAATCGCCTCGCGCGTTGCTTCCGACAGCTGGCCTGGGACACACAGAACGTGGCGCTGGTCAACATGAAGGTTGCTAACCTGGAGAGCCTGTTCGGTGTGGGCCCCAAGACGGCGCGCTTCTTCCTGCTGCACTCACGGCCCGGCTTGCGTCTCGCAGTACTGGATACCCATATCCTTGCCTGGATGCGTGAAGTGAAGAAGTGCAAGTCGGTGCCCAAGGTGACGCCGGGTAACCGGGCCAAGTACACGTTTTGGGAGAACCGCTTCCTGTACTACTGCGACCGTGAAGGTAAAAGTCCAGCCGAGATGGACCTCGCGATCTGGAATGAAAGGAGCAAGAATGGAAACAACCATACTGCTTGACGGGGGCACCAAAAGGTGTGACCGCTGCCGGTAGTTGGAAAACGGATCTTGCACGCTACCAAACGCGCCATTAAGATTTTGGAGGGTACGGGATACACCGTGCAACCAAAAGGGTGACATGAATCTGTTCCGGTTCGCATTCCGAGGGGACAGGGCCAATACGGCCCTGCAGTACGCCGAGGCGCTTATCCGTCGCGCCGACGTAGTCTTTGTCCCTGTGGGCGGCGAATGCGGAGTACGGGTTCAAACGGATAAATGCTTGGGGTTTGCCACTGACATCGCCGTGGAGGTATCGGCCGCCATACCCGGCACCACTGCGGTATTTTGGGGCCTGATTGTTAATTTCAATGTAGCGGTATTTGGGCAAGTCACCGGCGGTAGAGATCTCAAGATCAACAAGTATGCCAAGCTTATACCTGGCCACAAACCTGACTATGATCTAATCGGTAAGAAAGTTCTGGAAGCATGCAATACCTCAAATCGTTCGGAGAGTGGCAAGTAGCCATCGAATTCGCAAATTTCGGCACTTCGGCATCGCTTCCGTTCGATGTCGGAATGTTCGGCAGACTCAAATTTTTACTTGCCGAGACTTCGCGAAAGTACCTCATTGTCTCATGGTTTGGTCGCATGGAGGATCTTTTGGATCTACTCACAGATTTTACGCGCCAGCCGTCGCACCCAGATTTAACCGTGGAAGTTTGGTATGAGAACGTCTTGCAAGGAGTAGCCGGTACTTTGACCGCCGGGAAGGGGCAATGTCGAACGTCTATGGAGTTGCGAACTTCCCTTCACTCAGAGGTATATCTGGATCTGCATGCTAAACTCTGCATGGATTGCTTGTCGCAAGATTTGTCGCCGGCCATGTTTAATAATGGCCGCGAAACTGCAGATGACGTGATTGCCGCAATAGTCAAGGCCCAGCAGACTCATTTGACCTCTCAACACCTGCAAAACACTACGGCGTTGGAGTCTGCACTAGACTTTGCGGTTTCCGGTCTTAGCGGACCTCCGCCGGTCGGCACTCCCGAGCATGATAAATACATACGCGCGTGCAACAACGTGGCTAATCGGCTGGATAGTGTCATCCGGGATCTTGGGCTGGAACTGTTTGGTCTTGCGACTACCGTCGTGGCTGGCACACTTTTCCCCACGGTCGGAGATCGTCTGCTAGACGCCATGCGCAAGGCCAGGCTCCGAACACTAAACCAGCCCGCCACCCCGGCGGTGTCCGGCGACTCTGGCTCGGAATTCTCCGACTCCTTCCCGGAATGACCCCGCCCTGACGAGAAACTCGCCGTGTTGGTCGCCCATCTGGCCGTGTCTGATGAGCGACTGCATATTGACCTGCAAACCAAGTAGGTGCTACCCTTACGGCATGGCTGATGACATCTACCCACATGGGGCCGAGCTGCGTGACTGGGAGGATCATGACACGCTTCGCGGCAACATCTTCAAAGGGATGCATGAAGCCGTATTGCGGCAGTTCCCCCAATCCTATGGTGGAGTTCGTCTCGAACTGCATGATCTTAAATATGATAGCGAAGAGCCGTTCACCATCGACGAGCAGAAAGAGGCGCTCCTAAAGGGAGACTATTTGCATCGCAAGCTCCGTGGGACTTTTCGCCTGTTTGATGATAAGACAGGAAATCTTCTGGATGAACAACATCAAACAGTCGCCAAAGTTCCATATCTGACCAACCGCGGAACATTCATTCACGGCGGAAATGAATACGCTACCATCCACCAGGCCCGCCTACTGCCCGGCGCCTACACGCGCCGGAAAGACTCTGGCGAACTGGAGACTCATTTTAATACCAAGCGAGGTGCTGGCCACAGCTTTCGGATTCGCTTGGAGCCGGAGACCGGGTTGTTCAAGATGGACATCGGACAGGCCAGCTTGCGACTGCATAGCCTCATGAAGGACCTGGGCGTCGACGAGAAGGAGCTGGAGCAACTCTGGGGGTCCGAGATCCTGAAGGCCAACCAGGATGGCTACGACCGCCGCGTGTTCGACAAGGCATATCAACGTCTCGTACGCAAGCCTGATCCCGGTGCCTCACACACTCAGAAACAGGAATCCATCAGGACTGCCCTGAAGGATACATACCTGCATCTGAGTACGGTCCAGAAGACCATGCCGGATCTATTGTCCCACAGGAAGATGGCCAGCGCGTTTCAGGCCGGCAGCCTAGCGGGCGCCAGCGAACAGTTCGGTGGTACCGCCCAAGGACCTGCCCCTGACACCGCCTTCCAAGACACGCCCGACCTGGGACCCCCGCCGGGCAGCGCGGCCGACCAGGCTGGCCAGGATCTCTCCAAAGAGGACCTGATCGCTATCGCGCTGTTCCTCAACCAGCAGTTCGACGCCGGCATCGACATCAACGAATCCTTGGAGCAGCTGGCCGACGACATTCGTGCGGTCATCCATAGCGAGATGCCCGGCATCAACCCCGGGGTATCGACCGCGTTATCGGGCAGCTTCGGCAAGATGGCCGCGGCCGTACGGACCAAGAAGGAACTCGACCTAGCTGCCCATCGCGCAGCCACTTCTGAGAAAAACCGTCAGAAGCTACCGACCAAGCCGCAGCAGCATTCTGGAAATTATCGGAAGGGGCATGTACGTCTACACGGCCTGGACATCGCCATCGAGAACCCCAAGGGATCATGGCGCCGAGGCGTGGACCGCCAAGGCGTCAAGTGGGCGATCAAGATGAAGGCCCATTACGGCTATTTGAAAAAGACCGAAGGCGCCGACGGGGATCACCTGGACGTGTTCATCGGACCTGATCTTCATACGGACAATGTCTGGATCGTAAACCAGGTCGACCCTACGACCGGCCGTTTCGACGAGCACAAGATCATCCTTGGCTGCCCAACAAAGGAATGCGCCCGTGACCTCTACGAATCCAACTACCAACCAGGGTGGCGAGGATTGCAGTCAATATACCGAATCGACATTCACGATTTCCGGAAGCGGCTCCCCGACATGGACCTCACCCGAGCCTACCAGCCTGAACCTGGCTCTCGCTGAGCGTCAGCCAAGGATCCTCCTTCGTCATATCCTGCCCGATTATCCCAAATTTTCCTGGCTTCACCCGGACCATGATGTCAAACTGTGGAAGCTATGAAAGAAGGTGGCAAACTTCTTCTGATGCGGGGGCACGGACTCCAGGGCGGATTCGTGCGATGGTACACTCGCTCAGCCTTCGCGCATTGCGCCTTCCTCTACCCTGACAACCGAACGATCATCGAGTCCTACCCGGGGCGCGGCGTACAGCAAACCTACGTGAAGTCTTGGGAAGGTATCACGGTCTGCAGTATTCCATCGATGACCTCGGATCAATGGTTCAGGCTCTTTGCCTGGGCCGAGGCCAAGGTCGGCGCCAAATATGACTGGCCTAGCATCTTGTCTTTTTTGACACGTAATAAACCTGATGCTGATGATCGCTGGTTTTGCTCTGAATTCTGCCATGCTGGGCTAAAGGCTGTTGGCGTTCAAGTGCTCACGAGGGTTGAGTCGTACAAAGTCTATCCGGGCTTGCTCTTCTACTCACCGCTGGTTACAGTAGCTAGGTGAAGTTTTCGGACATGTTGAAAGTGGCAGGGTCGATCAAGCCGATCGACCCCAAGCAACTGACCAGCATGACCGATGCCATCTACTGGGTAGAGGGCGGTCCCAAAGCCAAATCCCCATACGGTATTCTTTCCAAGAAGGTAGACAGCCCAGCGCATGCCAGGCTATTAGCCTCCCAGTCCGTATCGAACAACTTCAATCGATGGCAGCGGGCCGGCCAGCCCGGAGAGTTCACGCAGTTCATGGCCAACCGCTATGTGCCATACACGGCCGATCCTGTAGGGCATTCTAATTGGGTCAAGAACGTGAAGTTCTTCATGCGCAAGCCGAAGCCAGCGCCTACACACTAACGACTCCTTCGGATCCGCAGCGGTATAAGCAATACCGGTATCAAATTCCTCATAGTGTCCGTTAAACCATACCTTATTTACTACAATGTCTGACATTCCCGACAATGACAAAGAGTACGTTCTCGGATTCTGTTTCGAGGGTCCGGAAGTACGTAACAGATTCGTCGTACTGATTGAAAAGCAGCGCCCAGACTGGCAACAAGATCGCTTTAACGGTGTCGGCGGGCACACTAAGGTCGGCGAGTCTCCGATCGATGCCATGACGCGCGAGTTTCGCGAGGAAACTGGGGTTGTGACCTTACCCGATCAGTGGCTAAAGTTCGCCACCATGTCGTTCCAGAACGGTACGGCGGTTCACTGCTTTGCTATGGCCGACACAACGGCGGTCGCCAGCGTATACAGCCAACCGGGCGGCGAGCCGATACATGTCCTCGGCCGAGAGTTCGCCCGTACCCATGCCCGATGCCTGGACAACATCCGATGGCTTATGGAGATGGGATTAGCCAAGCTTGATCGCCCGAAGTCCCCGGTGGTCACCATCCAATATCCTTTCCATGATCGAGTATCTCAAATCATTGCTACGCATTAGGTTCTTCGTGTCTACGCGGTGGGTCAACGCCTCTAGCAAGGCGATCTACCTTTATCGGTCTAACCGCATGTACCCCGACTCCGAAGCATCTCGGACCGTCTTGTTTGCGGCCGGCCTGACCACATCGGACTCCTGGTGTGGCATACGCGGCATGCTGGTATTTGGCTGCTTCCCCGACTGTACGGGTGGGCACCAGGCGACACGCGCTTATCACTTCAACCTGCTCGGCATGAATAATGTCGCCTGTATGACCCGCAGACCGTATTGGTTCTGGCGACCGTATCTTAGGCTTTCTACGTGGCTGCAGTACCTAGTGGATACCAGGCGATTCAGCAGAAAACCTGTCTTGTATCATGCAAGAAAGGTACATGTCGGCAGGAAGCCTGTCTTGTATCGTGCAAGAAAGGTACATGCACTACAAAACGTGCGTGAGAATTCCGCTGGAAACTCATAAACGGCTGAGTTAAACTCTTGACATGCGCAGTTCTCAGATGCTCAAGCTGGCCAACGTAATCAACGTCCCCGACATGGGCGTGCCGGCCATTAGGCCAGCAGCCCAGCAGCCGGCGGGCATAACGCATTACTTGACTGGCGAGCGGCAGTTCTCCCCCGGCGTCAAACCTTCATTCATGGGAGCAGTTGGCGGCACACTCGGCGGGGCTGCGCGTACTGTGCTCTCTCCCCTGCTAGGTCTCGTCAGCGCTGGCGGTAAAGGGACTGGCCGCGAGAGCGGTATTACCGGTGCCGCCGGATCTGCCGTTGACGCACTAGGCAATGTAATCCAGGGTAACTGGCAGGGCGCTGGCCGAAGTATTGGCCAATTGGGCCGTGACATCAATCCCTTCGACGCCCGCGGGGCTTGGTCTAAATCGATACAGCGGCACTCTGGTAAAGGTTATGAGGACTTCAAGCGACAATTTCCAAGATGGTGGAATTATCCGGGAGGATTTTGGGAATCCTGGGGTAACCAGGCGCGGATGAATGCAGCACGCGGACCTTCTACCGCGCTGTAATGGACAAGCTTCGACAGAAGCTCATCACGGCCCTCGGCCTCAAAGAGGAACCCGCGGTGAAACAGTCATCGGCCCTCCCGAAGCCGATGAAGCAGTTGGCGCATGACCCTACGGATGTATCCGTAGATATTGACACCATCCTGCATGCAACCCGCAAGCTTATCGCGGTCAACCGCGGCGAGGCCGACCCGGACGAGCGGGACGCACTCATGTACCGCACCATTTTGGGTCCCGATAAGCTCATGGCTGAGCGTGTCGATCTGGACGCCGGCAAGTTGCGACTAAATGCCATGAGGCGACTTTCGCGGATGCGTAATCTCAAAGCTCTTCAGCCAAGCCACTTCGACGGTTATGCCACCGGGTTGCTGATCGGTAACCCACTTTCAAGTCCGCTCGAAGAAATCAACCCGATGCACTTGGTAGAGCAGTCCCGCCGGATCACCCAAATGGGGCCTGGCGGGCTACCCAGCGAGGAGTCTATATCGCAAGAAGCACAAGCACTTCATCCGAGTAGCTTTGGGTTCATCGACGTGATCTCTGGACCAGAATCTTCTAGGGCCGGCGTCGACACCCGTGCGGCCTGGGGCACCAAGATCGGCTCGGACGGGAAGATATACCAACGCTTCAAGGACAGGAAGAAGGGCGTCTATCGCTGGCTAAGTCCCGAGGACCTTCACGGTAAGACACTGGGCATACCCGACTAACTGCAGGCCGGGGTTTGACAGTGGCGCTTCTGTGTGAGACCTCTTATATTGAAATGAAATCTAACTTCCTAAAGTGCTTCATCGTCTGGGCTGTCGTGATGACCGCATGTGTTCTTGCCGGCACCCAGGGGCTTTTCACAAAGATCATCAAGAATGATGCGTCATACATCTGCGTGACCATCATGGCGACCTATCTCCCGGTGTCAGTTTACCTGCTCTGGGTTGCCCGTCAGTTTGATCGCCGGGGCTTCCGCGAAGCTTGTAGATCCGGTCGTTTTGACTGGCTCGCACAGCGTATGGAGCACATCGAGTACGCGGCGCAGACCTTTATGGGTCTAGGCTTGCTCGGCACCCTGATCGGATTCTGCATCATGATGGACAAGGCCCTCGGTACGCAAACAAGCGCGCCCGACGTGAGCATGATCGTGAAGCAGCTGTACTCCGGTTGCTGTACCGCACTTTACACGACCGTGGTTGGCATGAGCGCAGCTATTCCGCTTACACTGCAACGCCATATTCTGTTGCACACCAACCATGAACAATAAATACGCAACGTCCTACCTGGACGCGCTGTTCTGCTTCTTGATGGTATTCGTGGTGATCGCCAGCCTGATCCGTCACACCACCCCGACGGAATCAGCCTACAAGCCGAACGCGATCTACGAGATCGTGTTGACCTGGGAGGGCGATGCAGATCTGGACCTGTGGATTCAAGATCCCCAGGGTCGTCGCATCGGCTTCTCCAGCCGCGAAGGTGGCGACGGAAGTCTCTGCAGCCTTAACCGCGATTGCCTTGGCGCCCGACGTACCGAGGTCAACGCCGAAGGTAAGGTGGTCAATCCGGTCAACGAGGAGATCGCAACGGTGCGTGGCTTCGTCCCCGGGGAGTTCGTCGTCAACGTGCATTCGTACAATATGAACAAGACGCCCACTCCGCTGAAGGCCAAGGTAAGGCTCATCAAGATCAAACCCTACGCGATGCCGGCATCCGAGGAACACGAGTTCACTCGCACTGGAGAAGAAATTACTTTCTTTCGGTTTACGCTCGCCAATCAGAACAACCACGTCACCATCGCCGACATCAATCGGCTGCCTGCCCGTATCCTCAATGACGGCCAGCACCAGGATGGCGAATCACCATATTGATCTATGCTGATTGCGTTCCCTATTTTCTTGCTGCTCCTGTTCGCGGCTGTATTCTGGGTCATTCGAGACACCAAGCACATTTGGGTCCGGACCGGCATCATCGCCGGGTTCTTCGGATTCTGCGTCGCTATGTCCTTGTCGCTAGATTCCATTATGGGGTGGGCAGCGCACAAGAATATGCCCACGGTTATTACGATTAGGCATATCGTGATTAAAGAGCCAAGCCCTTCTATCGGGTCGCCCGGCGGTATCTACATCCTGATCGAACATCCTCCCACACGCCACAATCTTTTCCTGCATACGTTCGGCTATAACGCCGCTCACCCGGAGCCCCGCTTGTTCAAGCTACCGTACAGCCGTGAGTTGCATGAGCAGCTGCAGGCTGTAATGAGTCAGCTCAACAACGGACAGACCGTTACCGGCAAACTCACCAAGGGCGAAGGTAACGGTAAGGATCAGGGCAACCGGAATGGCAACGGCGGTAAGGGTACTCAAGGTAACGGCCGCGGCGATAAGGGCGACCGAGGCGATAAGGGCGGATCCGACAGCCTTGGGGTACCTTGGGTATTTCACGTACTTCCGCCCAGTTACTTCAGGCGGAAGGAAACTCCATAGACTCATGAACGGTCTCGTCTATATTGCCGGCCCCTTTCGGGGCAAATCACACTTTGCGGTTGCGGAAAACGTGCGTAATGCCGAACGTGCCGCCCTTCAGGTCTGGTCGCTCGCAATCGCATATCCCGGGCTGGCCGCGGTATGTCCTCACGCCAATACTGCTCATTTTCAGGACTCCCTTCCTGATCAAGTCTGGCTTAATGGCGATCTGTCTATGTTGCATGTCTGTGACGCGGTTTTCTTGACTCCAGATTGGGAACGCAGCTCCGGCACCCGTGAAGAATTTAGTCGGGCCAAGGAGCGCGGCATTCCCTGTTTCACCGACATCTACGAGCTAGGCAAGTTCTACGGATTGGCTGAACACCAGGTTGCGTTCTGTTTGAAGCAGATCGTGAAGTAGCGCGCTTTATTCAACAGTATCCGTAACGCCGAAAGGCGCACCAGTTCGGATCAGTCAGCCCCAGCAATGGGGCTTTTCCTTTTCTATATGGGCCGTTCCGTAATGATTCCCCGAGGTTCCGTCGCTGACGTGTACCTCATCTACCAACCCGACGTTCACGACGACCATGAGCTTGCCTGGGATGACTTCACAGAAGACCTGGCGCAGGTTATCCAGGGCAGATACAAATCCTTCAGCGTGCCTAACCAGGAACGCTGGGTCGATTGTGAGTGTCGCGTCATACTTGAAAACCGTCACGGCTTCGTCACCGTCAGCGAGTACTACGGGCTAGTGGCCGTGTCACTCGTCCCGTTCGACGAATACCCCAATAGACACCCGGAGATGTCCAAAGCCTGGTGTGAGAATCTGGTCGCCGGGTTTCAAGAGCTGATCCATAAATCCTTCCCCGACGGCTCGGTGTTGAAAATCGGTACGTTCAGCAACGGCGAAGCTGCTTTTCGGAAAGTTAATACCGTATGAGCGAACCAACTCCGCCGTACCACCCCTTTGGCGTCCCGCCAGCCCCCGAAGTCTGCCCTGCCTGTGGAGAGAAGCCGGAGTGGCGCTTCATGGGGCAGTATATGGTCGGATTCGACCCGAAGGTAAACACCATCGAGACTGGATACGAGTGCATGTCCTGCACCGCCCGGCACTTCATTCACAAACCTCTCAACTCGACAAAGCACACGTGTCCCGCAGCTGTCAAGTAAACGAACACTACGCATCAGAAGTCGTCGAGTTGACACGGCCGACAACTTCAGGTTAAATTCTCGTTATGGCATCAAAGAAGACGACAGCTATTGTCGAACCTCCCGTCAAGCCTCAGCGCCCTCACCAACCCAAAGGTCGCACGCTCGCGTACCAAGGTCCGAAGATTCCGATGTCGGAATCATCGGACAAGCAGGACTACTCGGCTACGCCGCAGGATTGTATCAACGACCTGCGCAGGGTTGCACTCGCAGATCCCGAACAAGTTATCTCGCGGAACTACTACCGCAACGTCGGTAAGTATTCCGAGTCGGTATGGAATCGATTCTTCGGGACATTTCACGAATTCAAACGGCAAGCTGGCATTGTCCTCACGCGCCAGCAGCATAAGCTGGAACGCGAGACCGCGAAGCACGCGGCGCACGATCACTACCGTGAGTTGAACCGGATACGCGCGGACTACGCCGAGCGTTTCGTCAGGGTCAACAAGTCGAGATACCAGACCCTCATTGGCCTGTGCGACATCCACGATCGCTCTTGCGATCCATTTGTACTGCGAGTTGCACTTGACGCTGTCAAGCGTATCCAGCCCGACGTGATTTGCATCAACGGCGACCTGTTTGACCTCCCGGAGTTCGGCAAGTACACCGTCGATCCTCGCGAATGGGACGTGGTCGGTCGCATCAAGTTCGTACACGAGAACGTATTGGCTCCACTTCGCAAGGCGGCGCCGAATGCCCAGATCGACCTGGTCGAAGGTAACCATGAGTTCCGCCTGGTTCGGCATTTGGCGGACAACTCGCCGGCCATGCGCGTCGTGCTGGCCGATCTGCACGGTATGTCCGTCTCGACTCTGCTTGGCTTGGACAAGTTCCACATCAACTACATCGGCAAGGCCGATCTCGCCGCCTGGCGGGAAGTTGACATAAAGAAGGAACAGGCGCGCAACTATAAGGTGTACTGGAACTCCCTGGTGGCCCATCACTTCCCGGAAGGCGCCCAGCTCGGGCTCCCTGGGTTCTGTGGGCACCACCATAAGCACATTGTCTGGTCGAACACGTCGATCGCCTACGGCGCGTACGAGTTTCACCAGTGCGGCGCCATGCACCGTCGTAGCGCCAGCTACACGGATGCTCAGAAATGGAATAATGGTTTCATCATTGCCGACGTCGATACGCAACAGAAGGACACCGTGTTCTCTTACGTGGATGTTCGTGACTTCGCCATCGTGGGCGGCAAGTACTACTATCGTCAAGACGGCGAAGTGTAAGCCAGTCCTGACCTTGAAGCCCCGTCCTTTGCTTAGGATGGGGCTTTTTGTTAAAGCCACGCTTGAACTATTGAACCGAAACTATGCCAAACTTCCTTCCGATTGTGCTCAAGGGGGCCCCTGTACTTCGTCAACGTGCGACGCCCGTCGCGGATCCACATACGCCTGAAGTGCAGAATCTCATCGATAGCATGCTCGAAACCATGTACGAGGCACGAGGTATCGGCTTGGCTGCAAATCAGGTTGCCGTCGCCACCCGTATTGCGGTGATTGATCCACGCAATTCGAGGCGTTCCTCCAAGATGGAAATGGAAGGCCGTGAGGTTGACGACCTAAATGACTGGCTGCCAATGGTCTTGATCAACCCCGAGATCACCGCGGTGGACTCGCCGACCTCCAGGATGATGGAGGGCTGCCTCAGCCAACCCGGTATCACCGGGGAAGTTGATCGCCCCCTTAGTATAAAGGTGAAATGGCTCGCCCGTTCCGGCGCGCCGTACGAGGCTGTCTTCACTGGTATGATCGCCCGGGTTATACAACACGAGGTTGACCATCTTGATGGTATCTTGTTCACGGACCGCCTGGTTAAGGCGCAATAGAGCTAGTCCTTGTGCTATAAGGTTTTGAACGGACCGAAAGGTCCGCTCGTTAACGTTAACCACAAGTACAAGTACATCTATGAACCAATATCCTGTCGGACCGGCCTTCGCGGCTGGTGTCAATGAAATTGAAACATCCACTACATTCAGCCGCTTCATGTCGGCTGTTGGCGAGATCTTCGGCTTCGGTCTCGGCCGCCGCGTAGGCGAGGCCCTGCGCCGGCCGAGCGGTATGGACATCCGTCATTACGCAGCCAACACGTTTGCCAAGGTCCACTACTCGGCCAATGAAGGAACGGCCGGGCCGAACAAAACCTTCACGGTGTCAATCATTGAAACCATTGCGGTTCCGGGATCGGTGCCGGGGCGCGTGTTGATCACGCTGGACTCGGAAGTCACCCAGCTCGATCTGCAGGCCGCTATTGCCAGGGCGGAATTGGTCGCCATCGGATTCAATCAGGCGTATCGCGACATACAGGCATTGAGCCGGGCCGATGTGCGTCAGGTTGATCTGGTGATCGCTGCGGCGCTTGACAGCTACCGCGCCCAGTTTGATGCCGCCAAGGCTCAGGCTGCACCGGCCGAGGCCAACGTTCAGGTCGCCATCGCCTAAAGCTGGCGGGGAACTCACCAGCCAGACTGGCTCCACACGCCCCGTCCCTCACATCGCGCGGTCAGGAGTTGGACCGCGCGATAATTACCTTAATCTCTGTGTCCGATCCGAAAGTTGCCCAAGAACTTGAGGCTGCTGCCGTGACCATCATCCCGGTCACCGTGCATTACAAGCAGTACCTCGTTCGTGGCTACAAGTACGGCTCGACACAGTACGACGGACGCGCGTCATTTCCTTGCGTCCGTCGCCCGCGGTTGAGAAGCGATAACGCGCCTCCCGCCCAACTGCCTGGCTTCAGGACGACCAGGCAGTCAGCTTCCCCCGACCCTCCCCGACCGGTTACAGGTTTTCGGACTCACCAAAAGATGGTCGCTAGACCGCGCCTGTAGACGATCCACGTTGGGCTTTGGCTCTGTCATTCATGAACGATAGGCCCAGCATGTGCCGCCCAGCCTGAAATCGGCTGGGCGGTCTACTTTTTCTTTAGCCATTACTAAACAATTAACAAAAAGACAAATAATGAAAGTACATCCCTCAGTTCAAACTTTTAATAGTGGGCGCGCGTTTCGCACGTTCATTCTCTTCGTGATGGCCGTAGTGCTTGTCCTGCTGGCAACCGGCTGCTCCTCGGCCATGCGCCGTGAGATGCTCGGCAAAGGTAACCGGTTCGATGAATCTATCGCGGGGCGCATACTCCCCGGACATTACGGGTACAATCAGTGCGAGCCTTACGCGGTGGCTCTTTCTCAGGCGCTTGACGATAAAGGTATAACGAACCAAAAACTTGCGTACGAGTGGGTCACCCCGGACGGTAATCGCGGTCTCCACGCCGTGGTGTTGTTTGAGCGAGACGGCTCATACTGGATCATGGATAACGTGTGCGATAAGCCTAAGAAGGTTACGGGGAAAACTGATTTGGAACTTTGTAGGAAGTTCAGTCAGTATGTGGTTCGCATGCAAAATTGGACTACGGCCGAATGGGCACAGCCCCAGGACGTCGAGACCTTGCTTCATCCCCCGATCCTCAAATACCTGACTATAGTGAAATGAAATTGAAGCACATTTACGCGCAGGCATAGCCGGTAAATTTCTGGTGCCCGGCCACCAGCAACCGACGGCTTCGGCCGCCGGTCATTTTGCCGGAACCTATATAGACTACTATGACAGAGACTCAGTTCTGCGGCCCGATGCCGCTAATCGACATACCTGAAACGATCCAGCTCCGCGGAGCGTGTGGCCCCGGCTTCGGCCGTGGTCAGATGCTCGGACGCATGCACCTGACTGATCGGACTGCTCCGATCGTTGTGGAACGGGCTTTCCTTCCGGAGAGCATTCGCAAAAACTTCACGACCCACCCGCTTGCCTGGCAAACCCGGCCGTTCATGCCGGATCGCAATTGTCTGAATAAGTGGACCTACGTGATTATTGATGTGGCTGTTGACTCTGTCACCGACCCTGTCTACACGGTCGAAAACCTGGACGGCTCCCCCGTACAGGCCAGCTGGTCCAAGCTGGACTTGTCGAGATTCAGATTCGATGATGCCGTTGGTGTTCAACTGTCGATCATCACCGGCCTGAGTTACCGAAATCGCAATTATCGTCCAGCCAGAGGGCAGATCCTTCGGAACTTTGCCGATGCTGACAGGATAGACACATCGGGCTGGCGTCCAAGTTTTCGTCGGGAGCGTCCGGCTGCGACTAATGTCGATCCAGGACGTAATGCTCCGGTGTCGAAACAGCACAAGGCGGCAGTAGCCATCAAAGCAACTGGCGCTCCGGCGCCTGCACCGGCCAGTAAGCCTGGCCCTGATGTTCGGCAACATCAGCAACATAAACATGGCGGTAAGCCGACCCGCATCCGCGGTCCTCTCAACAACGCATTCCGTGCGGTGTTGGGCGACCTCAAACTCAAGTGATTACAACCATCGCAATCGTGGTGACAGTCTTCTTCGTCATGAGCTGGTTCTGGAGCACTCCAGACGTCCCGGTGACGAAAACGACTTACTAATGCAGATCCGGGGGCGGCGTGGAGCTGCCCCCGGTTTCCCCTTTCATCCTGCCTTTCCTTTTGCTATCGTATCGCAATGTTCAAGGTCGCTGCCTACAGCCCGGCCTCCAAGAAGGCTACGGTTGAGATCATGGATCGGATTTACCGTGAGAATCCGAAGTATTGGCCTTATGGACTTAGCCCAGACGGCTTTGACGGAGGTCTTTACCTGATTCGGGAGAAGCAGGCCAGTACGCCCGTCGGCTTTTGCGGCTGGCAGGAGCGAAATGAGATTCGTGGCAGTGAGCCTATAAAGGTCGGCTACTACAGCATCGGCATCTTGCCGGAGTTTCGTCAGAACCGTTACGCCAAGCAAGCCATCTCCCAGCTGATCACTCGCAAATCGGCCGGCGTGGACGAAGTGCGCGCCCTGATCGTTGAGTCCAATAGCGCCTCGCGTAAGTTGGCCGACACCCTTGGCGTCCGAACCATCTTGAAGAAAGCCTCCTGGCTCCTTCGCTAAGTACTCACGCGTAGACAGAGCCCTTTCGGCTCGATACCGTATTGACCATGAAATTGTTCACTCTTCTCGTCTCGATCCTGTGCCTTGTCGGGTGCGCGAGTAACCGGCACGCCGCTCCTGAAGTAATCGAAGCGCCTCGGGTTAAACTACCGGCGCTCAACCTGGAGGATACCGTCCCCGACCACTACATCAAGGACCTGCTGGTCGAACACCACTTTCCGGCCGGCGCCATACAATCAACCCGGAAGCGTTACACGGTCTTGACTCAGGATTGGTTGAAGGTATACGGTGACCAGTTCCACCAGGCCCTACTGCTGACCGGGGAAACCAACGACCTGGTCCGTATGGCTTCTATCTGTGCGGACTTTGCGTTTCGCCAGCAATACCCCAAGAAGGTCATCCGGTTCGGCGACCAGTTTCGCACCTATCCGTTCTACGGCGTGGCGTTCGGGGAGGTCTATTGTCAGGATCTACAGTTCAACTTCTACGTCACCCGCACCCCGGCCGGTGCCCTCGAACTCCACTTGTGGAACCCAAGGAGTAACCGTCCCGTATTCCCTCGCCTCGGCCAGCCCGAGCAGGCTTACAACGTCCGGTTCTGACGGCGCATCCTCGATTAGCCTTGTCAATTACAGGGGGCGATGCGAATATTGCGCAATGCGCCCGCGCCTCCCTTGGATGATAGCCGCCGCTGCGACAATACTGTTCCTACAGTCTTACCTGTCCGTCTCTGCGTCTCGGGAAGTCATACACTCTCCACCGGCTATCAGTCCTTGGGAGCACCTTCGCAAACCGTTCACTCCGGCGCCAACCAACCAGATAGCGTACAAGGATCTGTACAAATCGATGCGAGCTCTCGGTATACCCTCCAGGGCCATAATTATTGCGGACATGTCATATTTCGTGGTCGCGCCGCCTTGGTGGGAGAAGTTCAATTCGGGATGGCCTTCTATCCTCAAGGCTGCCGGGTTTCTGTACAAGCCGGACAAGGAAGACTGTGACGACTTCGCACGTTTTTACGCTACTACCGCATGTCATGTATTCAGCCTGCACTACAGGGATCTCCAGCACACAATCCTGATCGGGGAATTTTGGTACCACCCCGACGCGCTGTTACCGTTGGAAGTGCCTGATCGCCATGCGGTCGTTATGGTTGGTGTATGGGTAGGCGGAAAGTTAGGCGTGCAATTCATTGAGCCGCAGTTCGGTAAGCCTATATGTCTTTCCGCTACGGAGATCCAATCTTGCTTCTTTGCGCGATTCTAGCTTGCTTGCGGGCACTCGCCGTGGCACCATAAACGTGATGCCGGATCAAGACATCATTAAGTTACTCCCCTGGATCCTGGGCGGAACGGGGGTGGCCGCGCTTGAGAATAAGCTCGTTGGCGAGAATCTCCCGGATGCGCTTAAGCACGTGAATCTTGGTATTGGCGGCGTTACAGGCTTGCTGGCTGCCAGTCCCGTGCATCGAGCCGCCGCGCTATCATCTTTACCGTTCAAGCAGTTAGGTCTGTTTGGTATTGGCTCCCTCGATAAGTTTCGTCGACAGCAACAAGGCTTGATCGACACCAATCTGGCGACCGCCAAGATCAATCGCCAGACCGCAGCACTTGAGGGCGAGAATGCCGGCAGTCGTAACAGACTCATGGCTGCATTCCTGATACCGGCGCTCCTCGGCGGTGGCGCGCTGGCCTACCATGCGTACAGCCAGCGCAAGAAAAAGCGGCCCGAAGGTTATACGACGATCGGACAACGCGGCAGCGGTAGCGGATCTGCCCGCAAAGTTAAGATCGATGTTCCGGCCTCGGCGCTACCTCCCGAATTTTTTAGCTCTCTCGTCCATGCCGATGACACACCGCGATCTCGCGTGCGCGTAATGGAAAAAGCCGCCACCTATAACGGCGGCGAAAGCGTGGGCGAGGCTTTCGACGACAGCTTCCTTGGTCGTCTCTGGGGCGGCGCTAAACGCATCCCTGGGGCGATCACTGGGTCTGCACCAGTACAGACTGCCGGCGGTATCGGCGAGTTAGGTTTTGAGCTCACAGGCTTACCGACCGCAAGTCGGACCGTCAAGGACATATCACTCGGCCTGGGCAGCCAAGCGGGTGGTAACGATCGTGGGGGAGGTCGATACCTAGCTGCTGGTCTTGGGGGCGCGCTCCTTTCAGGGGCGGCCCTCAAGACTGGCATCCTTCCCGTGGTGGCGAAATTGGTCGGGGCTGGCCGCTTGGCCCGTATGGCTAGGCCGGACACGCTCGGCAAGACGTTGCGGTATCCGGTAACTGGCCTGCCGAACGTCTCTGAGTTACTATCCAGCACTATTGCCGGCCGTGCCCTTACTGCGGCCGAGCATGCAGCGCTGGAGAACCCGGCGACACGCGCCGCGACATTTAAGGCTTTGCGCGGTACGCTCGGAGGCGATCGTCATCTTATTGACAAAATGCGGGACCTAAAATTCCAGTATACGCCCAGGGCGTACGTTCCGGGTCGAACGCCTACAACGCTCTTGGGCGAAGCTGCCCAGGCTGGCGGGCGTGCCCTGCATGGCGCCAGGGAGCTTGGGCGCCGCGGCTATACCTTTATACGTCGGCATCCCTATATCTCGTCAACCGCCGCTGGACTTCCTTTAGCCTCTATGGGCACCATGCGCGACGATAGTAAGTATCGTGACTGGATGACGAGTAATAGCCCGCTCCAGGCCAGCGAAACTCATGGGCCGTGGCACATGCCATTGTCCAGTCAGCTTGCCGCCATATTGAGCAACGCTGGCGGCGCAGGAGCTCCAGCTGTGGCTAGACAGATTCAGGGTTGGCCTGGAGGCGCGTTTGATTTAGCAAACCGCTAACGCGCTCTGGCTAAACTGGCAGGTTTTCTTTTATGAATCTCATCGGCTATCCGATGGATATTCGTTCGCAGGTCAACAGAAGGCGGCTACGTTTTTGGCTCTGTCTCCTATTCATGTCCTGGGCTCTTATCGGCTCCCAACAGCAGGACACTGAACCCGGAGAAGTCGACGATGCAGAATCAGTCAATCGCGCAATATCTAACTTTCAGCGAAATGAATCCCAAGAAAATCCGTGACGTAAAGCCAGGCGGCTACTTCACCATTAACGGTACGGTTTATCAAGTTCGCCCCAAGGGTCCGGGTGTCATGAGGATGCAGGATCTTGATACAGGTGAGCTGGTGCCAATTGACCCGGAGCGTAGTTGCCTCCCGATCGACAAGCGCGCGGCCCAGATACTACTCGATAGGTAAGAATATGCAGAAGACCCACCACACCGTGCTGGAGCTTCCCCAAGCCTGCGGCTGAACGCTGTTGCGTGGGTACAGGTCTCCTGGTACCCTATGGGGATGCAGAGCCCTGTGCCTAAACGCGCGGTTATCCGCAACAGTAAGATCGAGGAGGTACAAGACCCCCACGAGATTGACTACGAGCTAGATAGCCCGTCCAAGTTCTTTGGGAGTCATGTCAACATGATCCCCCTACAGAACGCGGTTGCCGGGCCGCGGCTCTTTTACGGCGCCAGGTTCATCAACCAGGCTATGCCGATCGTGAACCGCGAGGCACCCCTGGTCCAGAACGCCATCGATCAGGACCCAGACGGGCGGTCATTTGACGATTACTATGGTCAGCACATGGGTGCCCTCCGTGCCGATCAAGATGCCCGGGTACACCGGGTGACTGACAAGCATATTGAGCTGGAGTACCAGGATGGCAAGCGCCGCCGGGTCGGCCTGTACGACAACTTCCCGATGAACCGGAAGACTGGTCTAACCAGTCGTGCCATCGTTAAGGCCGGCGACATGGTGCGTAAAGACCAGCCCATATCGGTCAGCAACTTCACGGATGATAAGGGCACTTTGGCGATGGGAGCTAACGCCCGTATTGGCTTGGTCCCCTATAAAGGATGGTCGATGGATGACTCCGTGGTGATCAGCCAAGCTTTTGCTAAGCGACTATCTCAGGAGGCCATGTACGGATTCGACGCCGAATACAAGCGGGGCGTCACGGGTGGCAAGGGTCACCACATCGGCGTCTTCCCAAACAAATTCACGAAGGAGCAACTCGACACCCTCGACGATGACGGCGTCGTAAAGGCTGGGCAAACGGTCAAGCACGGTCACCCCCTCATACTAGCCACCCGTCCGAAGATCATCTCCAGTCAGCAGGCTCAACTGGGTAAGCTATCTAGCCACATGAAGAACGCCCGCGCCGACGCCTCGACCACTTGGGACGAGGAAGAGGATGGGATCGTAACGGACGTGAAGAAGCTCGCCAAGGGCGTCAGGGTTAACGTCAAAGTTCAGCAGCCCACCAAGGTCGGTGACAAGCTCGTCTTACGTAGTGGAACGAAGGGCGTGGTCAGCCTCATCATCCCGGACGACCACATGCCCCGCACCACAGACGGAGGCTCCCTTGACATGCTGCTCAATCCGCTGGGCCTTCCCAGTCGCGTGAACAACTCGCTCTTGTATGAGCTGCTGCTCGGCAAGGCGGCCCACAAGGCCGGCGCCCCCTATAGGCTGCCAGGTTTTAACATGAACGGGGACAAATGGCATGACTTCGTCAAAGGCGAGCTGGACAAGCATGGTCTGTCCGAGACCGAAGAAGTCTTCGACCCGCAGGAGAACCGCAAGTTAGAGAATCCGATCACGGTCGGCGTCGGTCATGTCCTGAAGCTGCATCACACGTCATCTTCAAAGATAAGTATCAGGGGACAAGGAAGTTACGATGCAAACGAGCAACCAACCAAGGGCGGCTCCCAGCTGGCCCAGTCCAAGCGTCTCTCGGGACTTGAAAGTCATTCGCTCTTGTCGGCCGGCGCCTACGGGGTGCTGCGCGATGCCGCCACGCTTCGTGGACAGCGTAACGACGAGTACTGGCGAGCTCTACGTTCCGGCCACGAGCCCAAGAATCCCGGCGTGCCGTTCGCCTTCAATAAATTTCAAGCCTTGCTCAATGGGGCAGGATTCCATGCTCGCAAGCTTCCCGATGGGGTGCAACGTTTATCATTCTGGACCGATAAGGATCTGGATGCAGTAGACCCGATCGAAGTGAAGAACGGAGAATTGGTTAATCCTGAGACTCTCGAGTCTGTGAAGGGTGGTCTATTCGATGACGCCATGACCGGTAATAACCGGTGGGGCGCCATTCATCTTCCGTTCAAGGTTCCCAACCCCGCGGCCGAGACGGCCATTCGGAAGTTGCTGGGCCTTACCGAAAAGCAGTTCAGGGCGATCCTGGCCGGACAGGAGGCAATGCCTCCACATCTGCTGATGGCGCCACCCAAGAAAAATGTCAAAACTGATTAAACTCTACACCGAGTCAGCCGGGCAGGGCTTCTCATGGCCCTTCGTCTACTTCCACGGCCTGCTCAAACGGCAGATGGGTGATTGTAATCTGGTTCGTGCCGGAGTGGAATTATCGGATGTTGAAGACGGTTTGCACGAATGCACCGCCTTCACGGATGTCGGCCCCGTCAAGACTAGGCTGGCCCTATGGTCTTACGACGATGGATACGGCGTAACGCGCCGAAAGGGTATTGTGGTCAGGGTCGACGAGCCGGGGGCCGTCGAATACCAGGACAAGCACTTCACGGCCAAAAGTCGCATCGTGTAGGACTTGCCAGCCCGCCAAGGCTCGCGTAAACTTCTCCCATGTTGAAAGATGCTGGTCGCGGCGACATGATCGCCAAATTCCTCAGCGGCGGACTATCCCGTCGTCCACTACAGGCTACGGCCGAAATGCTGCCCACCGGATCGATCGGAAAAGGTATCGTCGGCATGCAGCGCGGCGCTCCCGGCAACCGCATGGCCGCCGGGCTCGTTCAAGAGCTGCAGGGCCGTCGTGTTGCACCCTCGCATCCCTGGTATCAGAGAGTTGTCAATAACCGCGGTAAACTTCAGCAGGCCCCTGTCGGAAACGCAAATCTCCTCAAGGCCGCAGCCTTGATGGGCGTATCACGCATGATCCCTATGGCCGGTAAAGCTTTGTCCAGGAAGGCTCCCATTGTGGCCCGCGTCGGCGGTGGCGGACAAAGCCTGGCTTCGCAAATGCGCCAGGCCGCCAAGGTACCGGCCCGTCCGATCGCCCCGAACCCCGGCAGCGTGCCGGCCCTTGCGCCTGGTATGCGACCCGTGCAGCCCCCTGCGCAGATCACGCAGCCGTCGAACATTTACAGACCCATGCCGCTGGTTAGTCCGGTGAATCTAAACAGCACGTTCGATACGTCCGCCCTTTGGGGACTGCCTCAGAAGATGGCGTCCCTCCGAGCCACGCCGCTCGCTCGTCTGATCGCCAGCGTTGCTGCCCGGCATGTCCAATTCTGATTACCATCGGCTATCTTTTCTTCGTCTGATTTGGCTTCCTAAAGTACTAATATACAGAAACTTTAGATTTCAAATTCATCTTGATCATTGAGATCCCAAGACTCATAATGTTGACCTATGAAAGAACTCATTACTCATTCACTGTGTCTCGTAGCCGGTGCTGCTTTGCACCGCTGGGTTTGGCCTCTCGTTAAGGCGAAGCTGTTCTCAAAAAAGCGCTGATCTTCTCGATCTCGTCTTTTAGCCCGCCATAACCGGCGGGCTTTTTGCTTTCACTTACAACAGTTATGGTAGTCCATGAACGATGACTCTGAACCGCGTCGGCGGAAGGTCCCTGCTATCAACAAGGCCGATGGCAAGCAGTTCTCGATCCGGAAGAGTAACGCCTTCCTCCGCAAGCGCAAGAACCGCGCCGAACGCCAGGCCGCCAAGCGCGACCCCGAGACCCAGCCGATGTACGGCAAGTACAAGGGATGGGACGCGTAAGCTTGCCGGGATCCACAGAAGGTTGATACTATTTCCCTATGTATTTGCGCGCCTTGAACGTGACGGTCCACGAAGTCTGGCCTGAGATCTTTGTCGTCGAAGGTGTGGTCCTGCAGACGTACGCCGCCTTACGGCAGCACTGTCTGGTAAACCACGAAGGTCGGACCATCCGGATCATACCCGTTACCTTGATTCCCGAAGACATCCTCAGCATCCTTCGTGCGAAGCCCGAGGTCGTCGCCATTCAACCGTGATCTCGCTGCACCAAAGTGCGCCGTCGCAGAAGTGGGCGACGGTCGCAAAAAGGTCTTCGTAAAGTATGGCTGATCTGCTTGCCAGACTGGTCCCTGCCACGTTACCGCTCAGCGCCGAACATGTCGGATTCCTCAAAGAAACCTGCCGCAACCCCAAGTGCGGCGTGACCATGCCGCACAGCGTGGTCAACGAATGCAAGGTTTGCCCCGAACGGCATCTTGACATACAATGCCGTCGCTGCGGTCAACGCTTTTACTCAAATGCAACCGGAACAATTCTACAAACTCCGCAAGGGTGACCTGTTGGTCCCCGCTGAAAAATCATCCCTACCTGAAGGTACATACTGGTTCCTCGAACAAGCCTGGCTGGACGAAAGCCCCGCCGTCGTCTTAGACGGTTCCGGCATCGTCAAACCCCGCACGGTTCTCCTTGACCAGGTCGATTTGGAGCCCTCCGTCGACCAGGAAGGGCGTGTCGAGATCTTCCCTCCCCAACACTGGGACGCCGCCGTGGGTCTGGGTAACCCTGCCACGCTGCATGTCCGCGTTCTCGAATCTCTCACCAGCTTCCCCAACCCGCTGATCTATCACGGGTACGAAGTCATCAACGGCGAGACTTACGTGAAGGTAGGCGAGCCCGAGCGAGTACTAGGCTTCCTGCAGGCCGGCGTCGTCAAGTTGGTGCAATACGTCCCGTGAAGCTTGAACCAGGTCAATGGCTGGTAGAGGACCAGTCGACCAAGGAGAAGGTTATCGTCCATACACGCTTCCCCACAGTATCATTCCGGGTCGCCCGGGACGAAGTTGCCTCTGAAGCTTACAAGAAGCTTAAGTCTAAGCCGGGTACGAAGTTGCACGCTACCGCGCATAACGGTAACGTCTACTTCATATCTGCAACTAAACGCAACTAACCGTGACCGAATAAGTTTTTGTCAGACCCGTGCGGGTTTTCTCATTGAAGAAGTAACATCTATCAGCATGAACAAAAATTCCAAATCTCGTTTGAAGTTTCGCCGTCAGGCGACCGTCGACCAGATGAGCCCTGCCAAAAATGGCAGGATGATTATCTCGTGTAACAATCCGACTGTCGCGCATCGCAGATACGAGCACGGCGCTCAGGTCGTCTATCACAATGTCGGCTCCGACGGTAAGAAGACATCCATTACCCGACACGAGGCCATCGTGGCCAATTCGTACCGGGTTACTTGTCGCAGCAAGGTCGGTGGTAAAAGTCACTAAGCTGATCAGGACAAAGGCTTACAGATGAACGGAAAGACGGTAAAGTGCTTGCGTAAACTTGCCAGGACTGAAGGCGCCAGTGTACGTAGTGTAAAGAAAAAATATCTGCGTTTTAACCAGCACGAGCGCGCCAGCGTCAAGCGCACAATCAAACAGACTCTCAAGTGAATATCACCGAAACTCAAAACTTCCTCGATGCGATCAAAGGTCGATTGGACGGCATTTCGGGACAATGCGAAGATGGGATCTTCAAGCTGCCCAGCGAAGATGCCAGACGTCACATAACTGCCGTCTCTGGAATGCAGTACGACCTGAAGCAGCGCTCCATCGTCATCGAGCGCGAACGTAAGTTGTTGCAGGAACAGTTACAGCTGGTCACGCATTTGCACGACACGTGCAAGCAAACCATCCTCGACGGTCAAACGCTGTACGAGGGGCTCATGGAAAACCAGACTCCCGTATGAGTATCAAAATGCCCGACACTCCCGAACTGGACAAGATGTCCGAGGCCAAGGAGTATAGTCAGAAGATCGGCGAGTTTCTGGACTGGTTAGTGTCCGAGAAACACATCGTGTTCTCCCGGTATCATCAGCACGTGGCCCACTGCTTCACCCTCGGTATGACCAAGACTCAGTTCCGCGAAGCCTACAAGGGTAAACGCAAGGGCACGCTTGGCATCATGACACCGAAGGCCAAGGCCCACGAACTGGTAGCGGGCCGCTTCGACGACGCCAAGTGCTGTATGCATGAGGGTGAGCTCGTCCCGGAGCAGGTTCAGATCGAACGTACATTGGCCGAGTTCTTTGAGATCGATCTGGATAAGGTCGAGCGGGAGCGCCGCGCCATTCTGGACGCGCTGCAGAATAAAGGTTAATCGTGCGAAGCCCCGGGCCACGTGCCCGGGGCTTCGTCTTTTCTTTTGCTATCAAGTCTCGTTTGCCGTGTCGAGTCTGCTCAGCAGACTTGCTTACACTGGATAAATCTGCGACCATTGTGGAAGCTGGACAACATAATGAAGGCTGCTAAAACATGAACGATGTTGAGATCATTGACGGCCTGGTCAAATGGGCCGCTACTCAGCCTGCGGCTCCCGATCTGGTCGGTAAGCTGCAGCAGCTAGCTTTAGCCGATCCTGTTACGCAGTCCAGCGTGGTGGGCGACCTCATGAAGATCGACGCCCCGCTTACGGCTCCTTCCACGACGCAGGTGATCGGCGACAAGATCAACCCCTTTTCCAAGCCCCTGGCCGGCCGTCCGCAGGACTGGGCCAACCGGAACGCACTTCCCGACTTCAAGGCCGGCCTTCAGTCCGCCGGCACTAACTACGCGGCCGCTATCGGCGACGTGGCCAAACAGCTAAAGAACCCATCGGGTCCCGCCGAGAAATGGTATCAGCGCGTCATCAGCAGCCCGGTGAACGCCGGGTTCAGTAACTCGGTCATGAACGTCCTGACCAACCGGCTACCCACGGTCAAGAAGTCATCGCGGCTTCCCGAAGCCGCAGTGGGCCTTCCGCCCGCGACCGGTCCGGAGGCTATCGAGCACGCACTCAACATGCTCGATCTTGATCATCTTCATGAGACCAATATGGCGGTCGTACGTTCCGGCAAGAAGACCAGACGGCCGGACGCCATCAGGATCTTGGGACTCGTCGAGGGTTTCCGCCGTTCGGGCATACACCCCAAGGACTTGATGCTTTCCAGGATACCGGTAATCCCACCGAAGTTCCGCCCATTCAACGTAGCTGGCGACACCTTCATTCCCGGCGACGCCAATGAGCTGTACCGGGACCTGGTGGACATCCGGGATGCCCACGGTCATCTGGAGGCCGAGCTGGGCTCCCAGGGCGCCGGGCACAACCGGATCAACGTCTATGATGCCATCAAGGCCGTCTACGGCTACGGCGACCCCGTCAAGGCCAAGACGCTGGAGCGCGGCGTCAGTGGCTTTCTTCGCAAAATTACAGGCACGAGCCCGAAATTTTCCGCGCTGACCCGTACCCTCATATCGAAACCGGTTGATTACGTTGGCCGTGGCGTCATCGGACTAGACCCCTCACTTCAGCTAGACGAGATCGGTCTACCGGAGGACATGGCTTGGAAGCTTTACGCCCCGCACGTCCAGCGCCGTTTGGTTCGCGCTGGTCATTCGCCGGCCGACGCCGTCAAGGCGATCAATGACCGTAACACTTTGGCTCGTAAGTATCTTGACATGGAGATAGTGGATCGCCCCACAATGTACAGCCGCGCGCCCGCCTGGCACAAGTTCAACGTGGTCGGCGGCACCGCCAAGATCATTTCTGGCAAGACTATTCTTATTAACCCGTTGGTAGGCACAGGTCTGGCGGCCGATCACGACGGAGACTCGCTGCTGACTTCGACATTGATACGAACAAATCTTGACTTGTCTTCTGTGACCACCTACAGTGGTGCCATGATTACAAATCAAAAGATCATGACGTTCGAGGGTAACATCAATATCCAAGACATGCCCATAGTCCCGGGATCCGAGATCAAGAAGTCCGCCACGGTCTCAGAATGGGACGTTCCGGCGGGCGTCCTGATGTACGGTCTGGATCGTCAGACCGGCCAACACGGGTGGTTCCCGGTCACCAAATTTTCAGTACACCGAGACCTGGAGATGTGGGACATCGGGTTATACAACAAGACCAACCTCGTGGTTTCGTCAGACCATTCCTTGGTGGCGTACCGAGAGGGTACCCTCGTCACGGTTAACCCGGAGGCGGCTCACCGTCTGTGCGTACCCAAGATTAGAAAGGTTCATACCGGAGATCGAGTCGTTTCAAACATTTTGGTAACTGGCATGAAAGGCGTGGGTAGCGCCAAGCTGCCGCATGAAAGATCTGTAGCTTTGGATCGGCAGTTCGGCCAGTTCCTTGGCCTGATAATCGGGGATGGCTGGGTAGACAATCAGGACGGAATATATCTGTGCGGCGCCGAGGATGACAATATGCAGACCCTCATGGATCTGACCAAGACCGACAATTTGAATTTTCTGACCCACGGAGATTTCATACGTCATGTCGCCAAGGGGTTCACTGAACACAAAATGGCCAAGGTGCGGGTCAGTTGTGCATGGTTTGGCCGCTGGCTCAAGCAGCAGATTGGCGAAGGCGCGCTGAGCAAGCGTATTCCAAGCTTCAGCCTCAACGCCCCGGAAGAGCATCTGCTTGGCCTCCTGGACGGCCTCCTGTCCACCGACGGGACCGTCGCGATCACCCGCGGAAAGAAGAAGCCTCAATTGCAGATCAACTACGCGACCTCTAGCCCGGACTTGGTGGATAACGTCCGGCTACTCGGTCGGCGGCTCGGGATTCGTGTCGGCGTGACACACTATCGAAGTTCGTCCAGCCACAAGGCCGCCTGGTTATGTCACTTTAGCACGCCGGATTTCGCCCGCATGGTAGCCAGGACTGGATTCCGTGTAAGCCTAGCGCGGAAGCAAGCTACCCTGGCGGAAGGATTGCTGCACGTGGATCTTGAATCCAAGTACCAGGCCAGCGACCTAGTTCCATATCCCTGGCATCTGCACAAGGTATTGATCGAGACTTTCAAGTCACTCTGGCCTGATGCGAAACAGCGGGGTACTAACAAGTTTCAGGCCGGCGAGCTTTCGACCTCCAAGACCCGAGGTTACTGGACACGCACACTTGCCCGGCAATACACGGATGAGTGGCGTAAATCCGCCATAGATCGTGCGGATTGCCGAGAATATTGCGAGCTCGTCGAGGACACCACGGTTGATTGGCTGCCCGTGGTCAGTGCAAGAAAATTGCCGGGCAGAATGGAAGCTTACGATGTCACCATCCCGGGCCCGTTCACCTTCGCCACTTCAGAAGGTATTGTGGTTCAGGACACAATGAACGTCCATGTTCCCGCCCTGCCGGATGCCGTCAAAGATGTCCGAGAGCGCCTCATGCCTAGTCGCATGCTATTCAGCATCAAGGATCATGAGAAGGTTGTCCCGGTGCCGAAGCATGAGTTCGTGCTCGGCCTCTACCAGGCAAAGAACCGCGCACCCAAGCAGGTCCACAGCTTTCCGACGGAGCAGCATGCCTTGTCGGCCATCAATGCCGGCAAGGTCAACCTCAGTGACGAAGTCAAAATTGGATGAGTGAGCCGAACTTCGAGCAGATAGAGGCCGTCGCGACCATTGCGCTAGTGGACTGGTTGAATGGTAACGTTGAACGCGAGCACATCAAATTCGGCATGCATGACGGTGTTGTCGCGTGCTTCATTGAACTTTCCGAGGACAACGCGGCACTTGTATTCGTCTCTAAGGGCACTGCGCCTTCTCCAAATGACCTTGATCACAAGTCTGAATGACTGTAACCTACTATCGATATGGCCACTGACCTGAAAGCTTTCCGCGACCAGCTCGTTGCACTCCGCGAGGAGATGACCAAAGCGGCGTTTCTCCCGATGCCCGGTGATATGCCCCAGCCGATGCAGCAAATGCCTCAAGGCGACCCCAACGCTCAAATGCAAGCTGCTGCCCCACAGGTAGGTCCGATGCCTCAGCAAATGCCGCCTCAGCAAATGCCTCCTCAGCAAGACCCATCTCAGGGAATGCCGGCCCAGGATCCCGGGGCCATGCCGGACACGCAGCAGGTTCTTGATCAGATCACGCAAGGACTTGAAGAGCTTTTCCAAGTCGTGCAGCAGATGGGTCAAGCCATTCAACAACTTTCAGTTAAGGGTCAGGAGGCCGACCAGAAGATCAGCATCATTGTCAATGAACTCAGCAAGCCTGCTCCTGCCCCTGCTGCCCTGCAGCAGGCTCCGATCGTCGATCCTAACGCCGCGGCGGCCCAAATGGCTGGCGCGGTGCAACCACAAATGATCTAATTATGAGACCATCGGAAATAGCTAAAATCGCCAGCTTCATGAGCAGGCTGCACGACGCAACAGAACCAGACAGTCCGGTCGCGGAACGTGCAGGTAGGGCTTTAACATACGGCGGAATTGGCGCCGGTCTTGGTGCCACAGGGGGTTACCTCAACGAGCTCAGGAATTTTGTGGCGGATCCAGTTGCGTCCACTAGAAATCTGACGCGCCTGGCAAAGCACCAAAAGACTCTGAAGGCTTTGTACAACCTGAAGGGCGGGTTAGCCGATGACTTGGCCCTACATCGTCATCTGGCTCCGCTCATTGCGCGCAAGACACCCGGGAAGCTTCTTTGGCCTGCACTGGCCGTGGGCGGTCTTGGTGGGCTGGCTGGTCTGTTGCCCAGCACGCATGAGACTACTTTGAAAGAGAGGTTCGATAAATTCCGAGGCTAACTCAAGGACTGGAGGAGCTTTTCCCAAGTCGTGCAGCAGTTGGCGCAGGGCCTACAGACTTTGCAGACAACGCAGATCCAAATATGAAATCATCCGAACTAATTAAGGTCGCCGGCTTCCTAAATAAACTACAGGATAGGTTAAATACCACAACAGAGTCAGATACCACAGCGCGTACACGCAGAGCTTTGACATTCGGGGGGCTCGGCGCGGGACTTGGCGCTGCCGGTGGGTACTTCAACGCAGCTAAGCAGGTTTCGTCGAATCCGCTTCAGTACCGTGACGTTATGACACTCCTGGTAGATAAGCCAAATCTTTGGCGCGACGCCCTAAAGGGCGGGCTCGCCGGATATTTGGACATACATAGGCATCTGGTGCCGGCTATTGTGCGCACGATGCCCGGGAAGATTGCCTTGCCGGCACTGGCCCTGGGTGCTTTTGGTGGGTGGGCTGGTCTGCGGTCCAATGCACACAAGACTAATTCTAAAGAGTGATTCGATAAATTCCGAGGATAACATGCTTCGAATCCGAAATGCTGACGGGACCGTTCAGGACATACCCCAGGGTACGTTTATTGAACTTGTGAATCCGCATGATCAGTCAGTTGGGTCTGTCTGGTTTCAGCAGAGCGTTAACATGATGATTCGGATCGTACCTGGTACCGTGGACGCCGCGCGGTATGCTAGTATGTTTGGCGTGCGGTTCTCTCCTATGGAGATCCTTCGGAGTGACCTTGTTAAGCCGTCATGAGCAGCCACAACAAACAGTACAGTAAGTTGAAAGGCATTGGCGGACACGTGGTCTGGACTGATCGCGAAGTCATGCAGGTTCCCTTCTACTACGAGGGTATGGCCGTGAACGAGCGCGAATTCGCAGTTGTGAAGATTGCGGGCCGCGATGTCTTGCTGCGCAGTATGTTGCTTGAAACCCGCGTGCCAATTTCGCGGAATTCAATCAACCTGACGATTGACCTTTACACGGGAGAGAACGATCTGGTGGCTGGCTCGACGCTCACGCTTGCCGGCTCTGCTCCTTTTGCAGAAGTAAACTTTGGACCTGCGATCGCGATGCCCGCCGGTTCTTTCTGGAAGGCTCGCATTAACTTCAACGACTCGTTTGCTGAATTTGCGCCGGAAGGCTTAACCTTGACCTACCGGTTCAGTTACGCAAACGGACCGGTGACCAATTCACAAGCTGCGTTCACGTTGGTTGAAACTGGCATAGGCTTCTGGGTCATTGGCGATGACTTCGTGGTGAGCTGATGAGTCGAGGAATCACATACCGCTTTGGAATCGACGACGTTGTTACGCCGGACTTCATGTCCGTGCTCAATGCTACTGCCATCGCGGAAGGTCTAGCCAACACGACCATCGCCATTCCGGTGGCTGCCGGCGGCACCGGTAACAAGACGTTTAACGATGGTGAGTTCTTGACATACTCCAGCACGGTCGGGAAGATCGTATCCAGCGGCGTAAGTCTCCCGGACACATACAGCCGTGCGCAGATGGATAGCTTTTTCGAGTCCAAGATCGGCGGTAAATACCAGGTTTCGTACAACAACATCACTAGCGCTCCGACTCTGCAGACCTTCACGCAGACTGCCCCGATTCCTACAGTCAACAGTGTTGTCCAGTTCAGCGTTATGCCCTGGACGTTCCCCGACTTCTGGACTGTCTATCTGGAGTGCATTGCCACTACGGTGGCACACGGTTGGGCAGTTGGTCAGCAACTTGATTTCTTCTCTATTCGTTCCGCGGAAGGCGACAATCTCGAGAAGCACACCAGAGCATTGTCCGCCACCGGTGCCCAAATAGAAGTAGCGTGGACAGCCCAAGGGAGCTTCTACATTACGAAACGCACCGGCGATATACTTGCGGTGAACGCGGCCAACCTGGCCCTGAACTTCAGATTCAAGGTTGTGGCCAGCAAATACATATAACCCATGATCCGCACACTCGCAGAGCTTAAGAGCCGGTTTCAGACGACCGACCAGCCGGACGGCGGAGATTTCGTCGACTTGATCGATACGCTGTCGGCGGCAGCCAACATCAATGGCGCCTCCATCTTGCCCGGGTCGATTCCGCTGAGTCGTCTTGTTACGGGCGCTTTGCTGCAGAAGATAAGAACCAATACGGCAGGTAACACGGCAGAGTGGGCCAATGACGAGCAGACCGCTATGGTGGTCACGCAAGTTGCTCACGGTCTTGCCGTGGCCGATGCTGTCTACGTCGACAGTTCTGGTGCTTTCCTGAAGGCTCAGGCCAACATCGCATCCACCGGGCAGGCCATTGGCGTCGTTGGCGTTGTCGTGTCGGCAGACATTTTCGTCATTCATGTCGGGGGCAAGATCACGGCCAGCACGGGCGACTGGGATGCACACACCGGCGGTTCTGGCGGTCTCGCCGCTGGAACTCTGTATTACCTATCTGACACCACGTTGGCCGGTTACACCACTGTCGCTCCTGCCACGGTAGGAGAAGTTGTACTACCGTTACTTCTGGCGATCTCCCCCACCGTCGCATTGGTGATGCAGCAGCCTGCGTCTATTGTCGGCGCCAATACGATCTCAGTTGAGTCAGTGTCCAAGTGCTGGGTAAATTTTGACGGTCGCGGAACCATAATCTCCGCGAATATCGCCTCGGTTAGCACCGGGGCAGATACGATCGACACGGGCGGTACCAACCCGTTTGACAGAGTTGAAGCGGTGCAACTCACTGGCGCCGATCTCCCGGCGCCGCTTGTTGCCGCCACGACGTATTGGTTGCGGGCAAATCCTACCAGTATCGTCAACCCAGTTGTCGCTAACTACACGATACATACGACCAAGGCGGACGCGCTGGCTGGCACCAACAAGATCGACTTGACCACTGCGGGCTCCGGCACGCGCACGATAACTCGCAACAATCGTTCGTATACGACTGATACTTTTACGACCGCAGATGTCAACACGTCCACCGACGAAGTCACGCTCACCGGCCATCCGTTCGCCAGCATCCAGGCGGTTATTCTATACGGTACCGGTACATTACCGGCGCCGTTGGTGAGCTCCACAGTTCTGTATTGGCTCAAAAGTATAGACGCCAACACGGTCGCATTCTACGGTTCCGAGCAGGACGCAATATTGGACAACAACCGGATCGACCTCACCACTACGGGCGTCACCGGACCATTTACGGTCGACGCTGGGCAGACCATCCGGAGTAGTTACAATGTGGATTTCGTTGAGCGGCTGAATCAAGGCGTCTATCGCGCTTGGTTTCGCATTCCTTTTGTCTCAAACGACTATGTGGTTAACATGAATGCGTCTGCAACCATTGGAAATGGAACGGCCAATCCCGACGACCAAGAGGTTATCCATAGGATCGACTTCCTGCGGCCGTACGATGTGCAAGTTGCCACGGGCGCCAGCGCCGGTGGCGCCGGCCTGGCCGAACGAGACTCAGGTAATATCATGATCATCTGCCACGGTAATCAATAATTATGCCCATCCGCCCCATCTCAGAACTCAAGAGCCGGTTCCAGAATGCGGACAAGCCGGACGGTGCCGACTTTGTCGACTTAATCGACACCCTTCTGGAGATCGAGGACTCCTCCGTTACGGCCGACAAAGTCCCGAACGGCGCACTACCTATCACCAAGCTCACGCCCGGGAGTCCATTCCAGTTGATGCGTACAACTGCAGATGGATTTGCTACCCAGTGGTTTGACGCCTTGTCTTTTCAGATCCCTATCACCCAAGTGTCCCACGGTTTTGCGGTCGGTGATGTTTTATCAGTAAATGTATCCGGGCAGTACGTCCTGGCCAGGGCCGACGCGCTGGCCACCGCCCAGGCCGTCGGCATGGTCAAGGAGTCTGTCACGGTCAACCAGTTCATCTTGTCAACAGCGGGCCTGGCTACGAGTCTGCCCTTTGCGGTAACGCCCGGCAGTTGGCACTACGTGTCACCAACCACTGCTGGCGATCTCACCACGACAGTTCCAAGCAGTGGCGGCGAATACGTCACCCCCGTTCTCTTTGGCGTTTCTGCCAATAGCGGACTAATCATGCTGCAAAAAGCCGTTTCGGTTAATACCGGAAGTAGCTTTTTCGATCCGGTATATCTGGCGTCTCCGGTCACACTCACGACAGGCGATCACGCCGCATTCACCACCTTGGACATAGACGCGCTCGTACCGGCGCTGGCCGGCACGCCATTCAGGTTTGGCATTTTTCAGCTCGATGTACGCGCTACTGGCAGTAACGGCCCACGATTTTTCATGCGCACAAATTCATCTTCGCCTGCGCATCTTTGTTCGTACATCGAAGCATCTACCGCGCCTGACACGTCTGGTTATTCATTTTTCCATCCCGTCGATCCCGGGGCGCCGAAATCCGTGCAGATTCAAAATACGTCCTCCTATAGCAGCTGCACATTATCGCTAATAGGTTACATTCCGTAAGACTATGCCCCGCAAGTTATCAAACGGCACCGAGATCGAGCTACTCAAGCAGCGGCTCATGGAAATCGAAGGACCGATCAAAGAGACCCTGGAGCGTGTGCGTCAGGCGCTAGTCGGCACCGAAGACGGCTCTCAACAAGGGCTGCTGGCCCGGGTGCTTTTGGCTGAGGCTGCCATCGATGCCGCGAAGGTCACGCTATCTGAGATCCAGGCGCAGCTCAAGACCGGTGACGGCCGCATGGATGCTGTTGATCTTTCGCTAGTCTCCATCACGGACGACGTGAAATCCCTGAAGGAAACTCGCAGTGACTTGAAGAAAGGATTTAAGCACTGGAGATGGTTAATCATCGGCGCCTTAGTGACTGGCGCTATTGGACTTGGCTGGGCGTGGGCTGAGAAGAAGTTTCTGTGGGACGACAACAAACCACATCATGAGCATACTCAGCCGAAATGAAAGCTCTTGCCAAAACCTCAACCTTGATGCAACTTTGTGCTGCGCTGCAGCCTGCTCTCGTTAACATCGAGCGGGAACAGCAGAAACCCGCAAAGAAGCAACATGAGTCAAAGTCCAAAACCGCATCCGCTGGAAACGGAGCTGAGCAAAAGCCTATCGGCTCTTGAGGTCCGCCTCGAAGACGCCGTTTCACCTATCGAGAAGTTGTTGGAGCGCTGCTCTGACGCTATCGAGAACGGAGACCTGATTGCGGCTCGTGATTACTTCCGCAAAGCAGAACGACAGGTCAACCTCATCTATAACCTACTAGGTATGCGACAGTTCAAAGAGCTAACTCTTACCGAGCCGCCTCCGGCTCCAACCATCCCCAAAGCCCCAACGGTGCCCGTTGCTGCCCCAGCACCGGCCCCTGTACCTAAGAAGTCTTGGTGGCGTAAGTTTGTCGGCACTGCCACGGTAGCCACCGTGCTCTTTACTTTTACAGGCTGCGGCGGCATGTTGACCCAATACCGCCAGTCGAAAGAACTGGCTAAAGTCGACAAGGCCAAGACCCAGCTGGTCGAAAACCAGCAGGAACGCACCGACAAGGGCCGAGACTTCGTGTATGGCACCAAAGAGGCCCTAAGCCGCGTTCCCAACCCAAGCCCTGAAGTTAAGGTAGCCAAGGTCCTGAATGATCGTGCGAACCTGGCCCTTGGTAACCCGCCGGTCGAGGAAGCCCTGAAGCTGCAGCGGATGGTCGACGACCTGCTCAGCGCCAACGCCGAGCTTCAGCGGAACGGGCAGGCCGAGCTGGCTCGACGCGAAAAGGATATTGTGTCTCTGGAGCGGCGCAACCTTGAATTGGAGGAGAAGCTCAAAAAGGTTGAGGAGGCCCGCGACGAGAAGTTCATCTCTAATGCCAACAAGGCCGCCAAGTGGGATCAAGAAAATTCTTTCCTCAACTCTATCAATCCGTTCCACGATCTTTGGAAATTCGTCAAGAAACTATTCTTCCTTGCGTTGTTCGTTGGATTACTTGGCGTAGGACTCAAGGTTGCCGCCCTGTTCTTCCCGGCGCTCGCCCCGCTCAGTGCCGTCGTTGACGGCGTACTCGGTGGAGTTGGTCGAATGATCTTCCGTGTGGCCCCGAAGGCCAGAGAGGCCGCCGGGGTTGTTGGTGCCGAGGTTCATGCCGTGTCCGAGAAGACGTTGGCCACGCTGGTCCATGCCGTTCAGGACATTCGCTACGACAACGGTCCTGCGGTCAAGGTTCTGGCCGACAAGGCGCTTCGGTTCCACAACGATGAAGACACCGAAGCGAAGATCCGCTCGGTCAAGGAAGCCGAAAAGCTACACGCGTAAGTTTTCCACAAGAAGACAACGCCATCTGTTTGACAGCAGATGGCGTTGTGCTATTTTCACACCGTGAGCAACACCAAAATTTCGATGTTAAAAATCGCCTTCAGCGGCCGGCTTCGCGCCGGCAAAGACTTCGTTGCCGGCCGTTCTGGCCTTTCGATTGTTGGCTTCGCTGATCCGATCTACATAATCTGCAAGCATTACTTCGGCAGTGCTGATAAGTCCCTCCCCGGTGTGCGACCGTTCATGCAAGCCGTTGGCCAATGGGGATGGGGTGCCGTCAATGAGAAGTATCCCTTGACGCCCGAGCGAGCCATGTGGGTTGATCGTCTTCGTAAAGATGGTCCGAGTATATTCCGCAGCGAGCGTCTGTTCCAAGGGGTCAATTGGGACAACTATGGTCGCGTCCGCTCTTTCTGGGTGGACATCGCGCTAAATCGGCCTGACATGCGAGACGATACCTACGTCAAGACCGGCGTCGGGATCGTCAATGCCAGATTCGACCATGAGTTTGCCCCGCTCGCCGCGGCGGGCTTCCGCCACTTTCACGTGCAGTGCAGCCCCGAGACTCGTCGGGCGCGTATTGAACACTACGATGAAGCCGCCGACAATGATACATCGGAACAGATGGCCATCAGGCTAGACCGCGAATGTCCTGACAGCGAGGTCATTTGGAACGATACCCGCCCCCAGCCCGAGGGCCGTGAGCTCTGGACTGTTGACGGCTTCGTAGAATGGCTTGAAGCTCAGCGCAATCCCGTGACTATGGGTGTGTAGTGCAACAAGACGAAAGGAAACTCTTATGAGTAATGAACGTAGGCCGACCATCGAAGAACTGGAGCGAATGCTGGCAAGTGGAGAGCCGCTAAAAATACAGCTACAGCCTGACGGCTCCATCAAGGCCGTGAGGTCAGTAGTGGCGGCAATCGATGAATGCACTGGCATGGCGGTCATGATAAACACGCTGGCTGAACGAGCCACGGAAGATGACCATAAAAGCGGCGAGTATGGTAACTGGTGTCATGACTCCGAAATCCTGTGGACGGCGGTTCGCATACTGAACCGCTATAGCGCGCTGTTTAACGAAAAAGCTCAGCGTAATCCTGTGTCGGTCAACCCGACGTAACAGCGTTGACGTCGACTACCCCATCGCGTAAGATTGGGACATGCCGGCTCAAAACGCCACAGTCCTTAAAAGCTATTTTGAGACCAACGATCAGCCTACCCAGCAACAGTTTGGAGATCTGATTGATAGTCTGCAGGAGGCTCGCGACAATGCGTTAGCCGCCCTTACGACGGCCAACAATGCTAACGTGGTAGCCACGGCCGCCCTGGCCGCTGTTGCCAATAAGGTTAACAAGACTGGTGACACCATGACTGGTGCGCTGGTCGTCAATGGCTCGGCAGACACTCGACAACTCGTTGTCCGGGAGCATTCTACACAGACTGCCGGAATCGTGTTCGAGCTTCGAGCTGGCGACACCACCCCTTTCTTCACGTCCGGTTCAACTGGCGGCACGGCGATAACTGGTTACGCCGATGCGGTGCAATTCCGTGTCCTGGCCGCAGTGGGCCAGTCGGTTCCGATTTTTCAAGTCGCCACTAACGCGAGCGCCAGTATGTTCCGGGTCAATGCCACTAGTGGCGTTGAAGTCACTGGTCGCGCGGACGTCCTCCAGCTGAAGGTGGCGGCCCACACGACCCAGACGGCAGCGATTACCCAGGTTGCCAACAACGCGGGTACTACGATCCAGCAGTTCTACAACACAGGTCATTTATTCAACGCCGGCCGAATCATGCTCGGTGGCGAGACGGCCAGCTTCCCTGCCATTAAGCACAGCGGTCCCCGTCTCCAGGTTCGGCTGGCTAACGATTCTGCCCTGGCTGGCCTTGATGCCGCCGATACCTTCATCAACGGTATTAGCGACGTTAACCAGTTACGGGTAGATGCCGTTACGGGCCAGACTGCCGAAATTTTTGTCGTTAACGACGAAGACGATAATTTCAACTTCACCATAGACGCCACTGGCCGCGTTGGGATCTTTGCTTCAGGTAGTTCCAACGTCGGCATGACGATTGATGTGGAGGCTGCCAGTGACCCTTGCGAGTTTCGGGTTGCAGGCATCGTGGCTTTTCAGGTTGACGACACCCGTAAGACCTGGTCCCCGCAGGGCATATACCTCGGCGACAGTACCGAAGTCTTTCTGGCGGCCACCACGGCCGCTTGCGCAAAGCTCACCAACTTTGCCCAGAACGACTGGGATCGCCTTCAGTTTGGCGGCACCACGTCCAGCTTCCCGGCGCTCAAACGTGTACTGACTGCCTTGCATGTCAAACTGGCCGATGATTCGGCCTTCGCTCCCCTGGTGGCCCTAGATCTCACGGTCCAGTCCGGGAACAGCTTCATATTCTCCAGCCGCTCTAAGCTGCAAAGCCCCGCCGACGGTAACATCCTGCTGGTCAACAACGCGGGGTCTGACTTCTCGCTCCTCCAGTTTGGAGGTACCTCAGCTTCATTCCCGGCCCTGAAGCGCAGCACTACGATTCTGCAGGTTCGGCTGGCCAACGATTCGAACTACGCGGCGCTAGAAGCCCTGAACGTCACGGTCGACTCGTCCAATTTCTATACCTTCACGAGCCGGACCAAGATACAGTCTCCGGCTGACGGTCGGATCATGTTGACCGATAACGCTGGCACCGACTTCGGCCGCCTCCAGTTTGGCGGCACCACATCCAGCTTCCCGGCCTTGAAGCGTAGCAGCGCGGACTTGCACGCCCGCCTGGCCGACGATTCGGCCTACGCGAATTTCTTCTGTAACAACCTGACGGTCGCAGGGACATTTTCTCCAGCCAATATCTCGACGGGTACGCTGACTTTGACTGGCGGCGTCTATCTGACGGCTACGGTTGTCACGACAACCTACACGGTCCTGGCTACCGATCGTATCGTCATTGGAGATCATGCTACGGTCGCGTTCACCATTACGTTGCCCCCTGTGGCTGGCGCTAACAAGCAATACGTATCGATCAAGAATCGCAACAATGCGACGGTCACTGTCGCGGCTGATGGGGCGGAACAGATCTTGACTACTTCTTTTGTGTCGTCCGTAAATCTCAACCTCGGCGAGTCCTTAGATCTTTATTCGGACGGAGTTCAATGGCTCGTATTGTAATATTTTATGGCATTTCTACCCACACCCCGCAGCATCACACGTGTCACGCAGGCCGCCCACGGCTTCGTGGCTGGCGATGTCTTGTACAACGCCGACGGAACATGGACAAAGGCACAAGCCAATGCTTTGGCCACTTCTGTGCCAGTCGGCGTCGTTGAATCTGCATCAACAGACAGCTTCGTACTGGTTACCAATGGTGAGATCAAGCTAACCGGCCTAACCGCCGGCGTTGCCTATTACCTATCGCCCACCACGGCCGGCACGACCACCACGACTAAGCCCACAACGGCCGGGCAGTTCGTCGTGCCAGTGTACCGCACCGGAACGTCCACCAGGGCGTACGTCAACATCGAGACCCCGGAACCTGCCGGCGTGTCCGGCACAGTCACCAGCGTTGCCGTGGCCGGTAACAACGGTATTGGTGTATCGGGCTCGCCCATCACGACTTCTGGCACGATTACGCTGTCACTTGGCGCTATTACGCCGTCGTCCGTTAATGGCAATACGATCACGACTGGCACTGGCACCCTGACGCTTAGCACATTCACCTTGACGGTGACTGGCACAGCTAGCATCACGGGTACCAATACGGGTGACCAAACCATCACGTTGAGCGGTGACGCTTCAGGTTCCGGTACGGGCGCAATCACGGTTACGTTGGCGACGGTCAATGCGAACGTCGGCACATTCGGCACAGCCTCCAAGACGCCGACCTTCACGGTCAATGCCAAAGGTCTCATCACGGCGGCAAGCCAGCAGGACATTCTGATCGTCGGATCGACGCAACTTTCTGATTATGGTGATCCGAGTGGTGTGGCCACATTGGACGCTGGCGGTAAGCTGCCGGTGTCGCAACTGCCCGACTTCGCGGTCGGACAGGTGAACTTTCGGGGCCTCTGGAACGCAAGCACCAACACGCCCGCGCTGGACAATACTGACACCGACAAACCCGGGTACTATTATGTCGTGTCCGTGGCCGGCACGGTCGATTTCGGAGATGGCGATATTTCATTTGAGGTCGGCGACTGGGTCATCAACAATGTAACTTTTACCGACTCGGCTACGGAATCACTCTGGCAAAAGGTCGACAATTCCGATGCGGTCATGTCGGTATTCGGCCGTATAGGCACGGTTACGGCGCAATCTGGCGATTACACCGCAGCACAGGTCACTAACACGCCAGCGGGTAACATAGCTGCCATAACGGTTCAGGCTGCAATTAACGAACTCGACTCTGAGAAGCAGGCAGGTCCATTAACTGGCGATGTCACCACGGTTTCCACCAGCAATTCAGCAACCACGATTGCGCTTAATGCCGTAACGTTCGCCAAGTTTCAGCAGATTTCGACGGGAGTTTTGCTTGGTCGTAGCACTGCCGGTACGGGCAACGTCGAGCAAATCTCGATTGGCTCAAACCTGACCCTGGCCGGCGGTACCTTGTCTGTCTCGACAGGCTTGGTGCAGACAACCTCGATCAAGACTACGACCTATACGGTCACGGCTGCTGATCGGGTGATAATCGGCAATCATGCTACTACTCCATTCACAATCACACTCATCGCGGCCTCCAGTAACACTGGGGTCACCCTTACGTTCAAGAACAAGAACGCCGCGGTAGTTACGATCGATGCGACGAGTCTGGGCCAAATTTACAGCAATGAAGCTGTCAACACTCTGGATCTATCTCAAGGTGAAGCTGTCACGCTAATCTCTGATGGGTCAACCTGGCTGGTGGTATAATCCACAATCTTGACCAATCGGCCCGGCCTGGAGTAAATTGCTCTTGGCCGGGCAGCGAGTCAAATAGAGAAACATGGCCTATCTTCTCAAAGATCTAAGCTTAAAGAAGTTGGTGACACAAGCATCGCATGGATTCGTTGCTGGTGATGTTCTTTACGATAATGATGGCACTTACGTCAAAGCCAAAGCCGATGCCATAGGTACGAGCTATGTTGCTGGCGTAGTAGAAGTTGCTGCTACCAACACGTTTATGTTGGTTTCCGGCGGGCCTATCACCCTTACGGGCCTAACACCTGTCGTCCAGTACTACCTTTCCGCCACTACGGCGGGCGCGATCACTACAACCAAACCTTCCGGGGCTGGTCAGTTTGTAGTGCCGATCTTGGTGACCGGCACCAGCACGGATGCTCAAGTATTCATCGGTGCTCCGACCGACGCCGCCTTTGGCGATCTGCTGGTCACTTCTCTCACGGCCACTCAAGGCACTATTACTTCGGCGGCGACCAACATCAGCGGCACCGTCACCTGGAATAACGCTGGAGTTACTTTTACTGGCTGGAAACTGGCCGTCACCAACACGGCTTCCGCTACAGAATCCAGGCTGATCGATTTGACGGTTGGTGGGACCAGCCAGTTTTCCGTGCGCAAGGATGGCGCCATTACTACCGGAACAGAACGCGGCGCTGGTCTTAACGGTGCGTACCTACAGCATAACAGCACGGATACCAATACCCAGTTGCACATAATATCGTTGGTGCATGCTACGACGGCCACGCCTGCGACTTTGTTTGGTGGTATTCTTCGCTTTCGATTTACCACCACGGACACGACGGTCCAGACGGCTGCCGCCTTAATCGCATTATGGACTGATCCCACCACGGCGACTCGTACCTCGTCGCTTCAAGTGCAAACTCTCAGTTCCGGCGTGGGCGGTTCATGCGGTACTTTCACGCAAGGGCAGTTGAGATTCCGGGCAGGCACGACTGCGCTGCCGTCTATTTCGTACGAGGATAACGTTGACTGCGGTCTCTATTTTCCGACGGTCAACTCCATCGGATTGTCGATTAACGCTGTCCTTTTAGCTACTTGGGATGCAACATCCTACACACTGTTGGGGCCGCAGTTACTTCTCACGCGTGGCACCATTACGACCAATACCCCCTCAATCAGCGGTACGGTCACGTGGAACAGCGCCGGTGTCACGTTTACGGATATTCTGGTCAACGTCACCAACACAGCTTCCAACGCAAACTCCAAGTTCATGGAGTTCCAGATCAGTACCACCGCCCGTGCTTCTTTCTTCGCTACCGGGCAGATTACGACTGCACTCGGAACCATAACGTCCAATACGAACGGCTCAAACTACACCGGAACGGTCACATGGAATAACTCTGGAGTCACCTTTACCGGCATTTCGCTGGCCGTTACCAATACGGCCTCGGCCGCGGCCTCGTTGCTGATGAACCTCACGGTAGGCGGCAACTCAATGTTTGCGACTGACGTTACCGGCAATGCGCGGGTCGGTATTTCATCGGCGGCCCCGGCTAGCGCGACTCAGACTTTTTGGATCTCCGGCTCCGCGGCGCCCACGGCCGACCCGTCAGCCGGCGTGGTCCAGTGGTCTGGTTCCAGTGAGTGGATGTACCGTACCGCGGCGTCCAATGAGGGCGCAGGTCAAACCAACCGGGTGCATAATCGCTCAGCCCAGGTGACCGGTTCTGGCACCAACTATACCCTGACCAACACGACGGCCCGTATAGATTTCGGCACTACGGACGCTGAAGTATCGCTTCCGACCGCCGGTACCTATCTGGTGCTTGCTTGCGTGAGCTTCATCGGCGACGCGGCCGGCGCTGGCGACAGCCTGCGGGCCAAGCTCCGCAACAGCACCGACTCGACCGACGTGGGCGCCGAGAAGCTGGTCACAATGTCCACCAACTCCGGGCGCGAGATCATCATGCTCGACGAGGTTGTCACCATCACGGCCAGCAAGACCATTCAGATCTTCGGCCATAACGCAACGTCGGCCCGCGGCACCGTCGAGTCGACGACCACAACGATCAAATACGTTCGCTTGTACTGACGGCATTTGACTAACGAAATGACTTGTAATATGGTCCTGGTGTATGACGCTTAATCTCAACATTCCTTTCAAAGACCTCGATGGCAATACCGTCGAGGGTCAACCCACACAAGGCAAACTTTTGGCTCAAGTACTTGCCAATCAGAATAAAGGCAACGCCATTCAGCTTCTTGAATGGGCCATGTCGCTCCATCAAAACAAGGAACTATGTCTGGACACCACCGGCCACGACACGCTCAAAAGTTTGGTCGAAAGCTGCGAAATGCTCCCGGCGCTCTCGAAAGGTCAACTTTTGCTTTCTCTGAAGTCCGCCAGGGAAGCTGAGTCAAAATGAGCCGTTTCACGTCAATAGGTATCGGTCAGGTCGAAAACGACGGCGGGGGCGATCCGCTGCGCTCTGCCATGCGCAAGGTCAACCAGAATTTCGGCAAGGCCGACATAGACCTTACCGCCGTGGAAGCTACGGCCAATGCCGCTCAAATTGTGGCCTCGTCCGCGCTGGAACTTGCACAAACCCTGACTCCTACGCTTGCCGCTATACCCTGGTCGAGCAGTATCGACTACGATCTCGACGGCGCTCGCTATCAAGTGACTGATGTGATTGGGGCCACTGACATTTCGATTCTGGAGCCTATCCCGTTTGAGTCTGGGTTCACCAAGGGAATAACGGTGGTGCTGGAGAGTGATGGCCTCTCGGATCATAACCTTACTTTCGATCCCTTGATCAAGTGGTATGGACTTGGACCGCCGGCACTTCTGCCGCAAAGTTCCTCCATCTTGATCAGCTTCACGGCGTTCGGGCCAAGCCTGTCAGACGTGAAAGCCATAGCCATCTTTCAGTCATGAGGCATGAACAATCTCACGCTTCGCGACCCGACGATTTACGGCTTCACGGAAGATGACACGCCGAGGTTCACGGAACCCGGCGATATTCTCTGCGCGTTCCTTTCCGGCGATCATGCTTTTCAGCCTTTCGCCGAACCCCCTCCGAACGAGCATCAGGCCACACATACTTCTGAGTTTCTGACCGGCAACCACTTCGATGCGCTCATAACCCGCGAAGTTCAGCTGGACGGCAGTCTCGACTGCACGTTCCTTTCGGGCCGGCACTTTCTAGCTTTGCCGTCCACGACCAGCCTGCTGGATCAAGGCGCCGGCCAGACCGCGGAGTTCCTGTCCGGCAATCATCTGTTGACGCTGATCATTGACCCGCAGTTCGAGCCCGGTAGTGCGCCCAGCGACGACGTCACCGGTACCGCGGAGTTCCTGGAAGGTGAGCACCGCGAGATTCAGCTGGCTAATGACGCGGATGAGGACTTTGCTACCCATGCGGCCGAGTTCCTGAGCGGCTCTTACGACATGGTACTGCCCGGCACGGGCCTGGAGGACAACGAGGCAATTATTCGCTTCACTGCGTCGAACAACTCGTCCGTACTGACCGTAACGTACGGAACCATTGACTTTGTTTCCGAGGCCACGTTTGACCAGCCGTTTGTCTATCAGCCGTCGATCAACTATCAAATTACATCCGATCTTGGCTCGACACTGACCACCGATCAGCCATTCCTGGGCGGCGCCGTAGACCAGCTGTACGCCCTGATCTTCACTCTGGCATTCCCTGAAAACGTCCGAATCCCCGGGGGCATCAATCGCGGCGGCGCCACTGGGTCTGACGCCGATAGGTCTAACGTCACCTGTGAGTTTTTGGACGGGGAACACTTTGAAAAGCTGATTATTGCTCCGACCGTAGACGAGGACTTCGGTTCGGCCACCGCGGAGTTTTTGGACGGCGTGCATCTGGCAGTCCTTGTTACGTTTAGCGTTAGCGACAACGGTACCGCCACGGCGGAGTTCTTGTCTGGCGACCATGAGGAGATTATCCTGATCGTCGACGAAGACGCCGAGAACAGCACCATTACGGCCACTTTTTTGACGGGCGTCCACGAATACCCAGGCGGCGCACATCCGTTTGCGGATTCGGCCGCCACGGTGGATACTACGGCGTTCCAAGCCGACAACGGCAAGCTGACCTTCGACGACAACTTGGCCTCGCCCTCAATGGATAACACGTTGTACACTATGGACGAAGAATACTGATATGGCCCAGCAGACAATCAACATAGGAACAGTCGCAAATGACGGCACGGGGGACGCACCCCGTACAGCTGCGACCAAGATCAATGCTAATTTCACCGAATTGTACGCCAGCTACCGCGAGCTGCTAACTACCAATCGTACCTACTACGTGGACCCTGCCGGCAATGATTCCAACACCGGGCTTAGTCCAGGGGTCGCGTTCTTGACTCTCCAGAAAGCCGTCAGCGTCATCAGTCGCGGGCTCACGGTCGCTGAGGGCGTCACGGTCACTATCTCGATCGCCAACGGCACCTACACGCTCACCACCCCGGTTGTCTTGTACCCCGTGGTGGGCGGCGGGACGGTTTCGATCCAGGGTAATACTGGCACGCCGGCCAGCGTCATCTTTACCAGTTCTACTGCCATCGCGGCCATGTTCCAACAGCTGGCTCCCAGCCATGCCAGGTGGCGGCTTACTGCGCTGCAGATCCAATCGACCGCTAACGCTAAGCCGGGCATACAGGTGTCGAATAAGGCCGGACTGGAATATGGTAACCTGATTTTTGCGAGCGGCTTGACTAACCAGATCGAGCTAGATCTTGGGGGCAGCGCCGTATCGCTATCGAACTACACGGTTTCGGGCGGGGCTACCACACACTTCCATGTCACCAGCACGGGGGCCCTGCGGATAAGTCACACCGTCACGGTCTCCGGTACTCCTGCCTTCTCGGCGGCCTTTGCTCGTGCAACCAACTTGGGTGTCATAAACGCCACGGGATCGACGTTCTCCGGGGCGGCTACCGGCACTCGATATGTTGTCAGCGAGAACTCCGTGATCCAGACCGCCGGTGGCGGAGCAAACTTCTTTCCTGGAAATGCCGCCGGCACTACGGCCACAGGCGGACAGTACGTGTAATGCAAAGGACCATATATGTCGGGGCGGCGCTGAATGACGTCACGGGAGATCCCTTCCGTGATTCGTTCACGTTTACCAACTTGATGTTCGACGAACTGTACGACAGCGCGACAATCGCAAACCCTCTGGAATTTGGGTTCAACTACCCGGCGGCCTACATGACAGGCTTCCCTGCCGCGGCGTACCTGAACGGTACCGTGGTGGCCAGCGATTTCGTATACTTTGACGGAACCACCCCCACCATCCAGACACCCCGGCAAATCTTCAGTATCGATGAGTCCGTGGTGGTCCGGGTGGGTTACCGTGTGCAGGTCGCTACTTCAGGAATTTTCACCACTCTGACGGCCGATGGCAATGCCGCGTACAGTCGCATCTTTGCCGCCTGGAACCATGCGGCCGGCACGCCCTATTATGCCCGTATCAACGGCTCAAATCAGAACATTAGACAGTTTCAGTTCAACACGGTCACCCGCAGTCCCGTTGAGGATACCAGTATCGCGGTTGGGTCCAATCCTCGCGGCGGCTGTTACTCTCCGTCCAACGACCGGATCTACCAGTGTAACTTTGGCGGCAACTCGATCTCGGTCATCAACCCGAATACCAATACGGTTGTTGCAACTATCACCACCAGCATATCGGCCCCCAACAGTGCCGTCTACTGCCCGTCCAATGACAGGATCTATGTCGCCCAGACGACACCCAACAATGTAGCGGTCATCAACCCCGGGACTAATGCGGTTACGACGACAATTTCCACGGGTGCCAGTACGGGGCCGATCTCGCCGGTGTTCAGCCCGCTGAATAATCGCATCTATGTCTCGACCACCACCAACGGCCGCGTCGCCGTCATCGACCCGTCATCAAACACCTTGCTTCGGTCAATCGTGGTCGGCTCCAGCCCTCGCGATATGTGGTTCTGCCAGTCCAATGGTCTGCTGTACTGCACCAATAGTGGCAGCGCCTCTGTTTCGGCGATTGACCCCTTGGGCGATTATGTGGTCACCACCATCACGGTGGGCACCACCCCGTTTGGCATCTGCTTCTGCCCGACAAACAATAGGCTCTACGTAGCCAATAATGGTACCAGTAACGTATCCGTCATCGATTCGGCCACCAACACGGTAAGCACAACCATCGGCAGCATGAGTGGCGCCTTCGCGTGCGCGTTCTTCCCAACAACTAATCGCGTCTACATTTGCAATAATACGTCCGGACAGGTGGCCTCCATTAACCCTGTCACCGACACCAGCGTCGCGACCGTCACCATTGGATCTGGGCCGGCGTATGCTATATTTTCTCCAACGAACGGCCGAATGTATGTCTCGAAGTCTTCAGGTAACGCGGTCAGTGTATTGCAATGAGCCGTCAACACATCAACATTGGCACGGTCGCCAACGACGGTACGGGTGACACCGTCCGCACGGCCTTCACTAAGGTCAACTCCAACTTTTCGGAATTGTACCTGGAGACAGGCACCGGGCAGGCGTCATCGCTTATATTTGGCTGGCCCATTACCCCGGCATCCATCGGCACGTTCCCGACTGCCGTTGGTTACCTAGATGGCTCGCCGATCTACAGTGATTTTGTTTACGCCACGGTGACCCAGCCAACCAACCAGACCTTTCGGCGTGGATTTCACTTCACGGACGTGACCGATACATACGGTCAAGTCTTGCAGGTAGCCGAAGACTCTGGCTTCACCAAGATATTGGTGGATTATCGAGTCGGCACGCCAGCACGCTTGATCACCAGAGCTAAATTTGATTATGACACCGTGTACTACTTGCGCATAGTGGGGCGAGGATCTTACATGCGGCAATTCAGATTCCCCCTTACGGTCAGGACACCTGCTCTGCAGACCACCATCACGGGCTTCAATTCTGGTGTTCGCCCAGGCGTATATGTCCCCACAAACCAACACGTCTACTGCGCCAATCAGACCGCCAATACGGTACAGATCGTCAACCCGGCCACGAACACGATTGCCGTTACCGTCACAGGTGTAACGACTACGCCCAACGACCCTTGTTATGCCCCGACGGTCGACAAGATCTTCTTCCCCTGTCAAGGTTCGAGTAACGTTCGCACCATTGCTCAATCGACCAATACCCTGGTCGACAACATCACGGTAGGCTCCACGCCGGTGGGATGTTGCTATGTGCCGTCCGTGGATAGAGTCTATGTGGCCAACAACGGAGCCGCCGGAGCGGGAACTACCGTGTCGGTGATCAATCCCGCCACGGCATCCGTAGTCACCACCATCACGGTGGGCACCGGACCTCGACTTAATCAATCGGCCTATTGCCCTACGAGTGATCGTCTTTTCGTGACCAACCAGACATCGGACAACGTCTCGGTGATCAACCCTAACACCAACACGGTCGTCGCCACCGTCACGGTCGGCGACACACCGGTTTACTGTTGCTATCACCCGCCGACGGATCGTGTATGGGTGGCCAATAACGTTGCTGGCACAATTAGCATCATCGACCCCGCAACCAACGTAGTCACCAACACGCTCACAACCCTGGCGGCCATCAATTTTATTTGCTGGATGCCCACTACGAACCAGATATGGGTGTCGGACGGTACAAATAATCAGGTCCGGGTGATTGATCCTGTTACGCTTGCCACCGTTACGACTATATCGACTGGCGCGGCTACTGGTCCTCGCGTTAGCCCGTATGTGCCCAATGTGGATCGCATGTGGGTGGCGTGCGCTACTAGCAATACCATGCAGGTGTACCAATGAGCCAGCAGACCATCAACACGGGCGCCCGGACTAATGACAATACTGGAGACACCATGCGGGCGGCGTTCGACAAAGTGAATGACAACTTCATCGAGCTGTATGCGGGCGGCGGGGACGGACTCTCCGTCGTCGACGGTTACTCATCAACCGTGATGACGCCTTTTACGGCCACCCACCGGGCCAACGGGACCCCGGTGGCCAGTGATTACATTTACTTCGACGACAACGTGCAGCCCACGCCGATGACTCCACGGCAGCCAGCCAGGGTTAGCGACAATGGCTCTTTTCGTTACCGATTTCAGATCGCCACTGATTCTGCGTTCAACACAATCATTCACGATGATCGCTTAGTTTCTGGGGACGTGACCATGATGCCAAACTTGACCTTGGCGTTCAGTACCACCTACTACCTTCGGGTTCTCGGCAATACCAATCTGGTCCGTTCCTTCACGTTTCCCCTGACGGTCCGTACGCCCGTCCGGGGTTCCACCACTAACGTTGGCAATGACCCGCGCGCTATCGCCTGGGCACCAAGTTCGGATCGAATCTACATCGCCAATCGCTCCGGAAACTCCATCACGGTTGTCCGGCCGGATACGGGCGCGGTTGTGACCACTCTGGCCACCAGTCTCAATCCACGCTCAATCTGTTACTCTCCGTCCAACGACCGGATCTACCACACCGCCGAGGGCGCCACCGTGGTGCGCGTCATTAACCCCAATACCAACACCTTGGTGGGTTCGATCACGGTTGGCTCCACTCCTCGTGGTATATGCTACTGCCCGTCCAACGACCGATTGTACGTGGCCAATCAGGGCGCTAACTCGGTTTCAGTCATTAACCCGGCCACCGATACGGTCTTGACCACCATTTCGGCCACGTCCGTCTCTAATGACATCATTTATTGCCCGACTACGGATCGGATCATTTACGCTAGTGGCGGATCGGTCTTAAGGGAGATTGATCCGACTACCAATACGGTCGTCACGACTTCTAGCGGCTTGGGGGCAAACGTGGAAGGTCGTATGACTTACTGTCCGATCAACAATCGCCTATATTGCGGAGGGCCTTCTGGTGGTACTGGCTTGATAGTCTATAACCCAGTGACGCATGCTTTGGCTGCCACGATCACGATGGGTTCTACGGCCATAGAGGGCACGGCCTATTGCCCGACCACGAATCGAATCTACGTCAGCCCGTCGAACGGCTCCCAAGTTCAGCTGGTAAATCCACTGACCGGCAGCATTGTGGCTAATGTGACCGGATTCTCATCGCCAAAGGCGCTGTGCTACGTTCCATCAACCGACAATGTCTGGGCTTCGGACGACACGGCCGGTACCGACACCGTATCCCCAATCAGTTGAGGGCTTGAAAAGCTAACCCATATCCAGTATCGTTTCGTTATGCGACATGTTAAGACGTCAGCACAAAGTCAATCGGCCACGGGTCGTTTCCGCTGCATGATTATCGACGCCGCGACCCGTGAGATTGTGCGCGATCATGGCTGGCAGAACAATCTCATTCTGGATCAAGGACTTAACCAAGTGGCCGTTCGGGCTTGGTGCGACAACTTCTTGGTGGCCTGCGTCGGCACGAACAACGAGCCGACTGTCGATGATGGCGGGGTCTCTACGGCCAGTCAATCTGGCTTTACCGTAACCATCACCAGCGGCTCTTTCAATTTCACAGCAGGCGGCCTGGACGTTGGCGACGAGGGTAAATGGATCAAGTTTTTCACCGGGGAGGAAGCCAAGATTACGGCCTACATCAGTGCCACTCAGGTGACCGTAGACCGCAGCCAAACGGTCGCGTCCACAACGTTTAAGCTCTATCGCGCCAACCAGATCGCCCTCTACACCGAGATCCAGCGTACCAATAATTTCGTCACCGGTGCCGGCAACTGTCAGACCACACGTGTCAGTAACGTCTTGACGCATCGTCGCACCTGGGACTTCCCGACGGAAGCCGGCCCGGTGACCTACCGCGAGCTGGGTGTCAGCTACAACGGAGTAGGGATTGGCAATTTGTTTAGCCGCGTTGTCCTTACCAGTCCCGTATCCCTGATCGCCGGCCAAATACTCCGGGTGTCCTACGAGCTAGTCTTGACCATTACCCCGTTCAGCCCTGTAACGGTTCCCGATCCCAATATATCCGGCTGGCCGATTGCCCCGTCCGTTACCGATGGCGGTGTGTTCGCCTGGCAAATGATCGGGCTCTCGTCTGTATCTACGTCCGGCCCTTCAACACCTTACGACAATGGGGGATATTGCAACGAGCCTTTTGCCAACACTTTCACGAGCATTTCGGCTCCGACCGGCAACGACGCGCCACCGTTCACTCAGTCATTTTCGGTCGACGGAGCCCGGCTGTTCTTGTCGAACAGTGCCAACGCCCCGGCGGCTTTTGCAAGCTCGGTTAACCGCAACGGCGATCGTGCTACCATCTCGGTCACCTTGAGCAGCTACGTCGCTGATTCGTTCACCCGCAACAAGAGCGCCACGTATGGCCTTACGGTTGCAAATCGTGTCGATTGGCGAGCAATGGGCATCGGCGCCCACGACTCGGCCAGTGACGCCACCGTGGATCATAAGACCACTCGGTACTCAGGCATCGTGTTTGTGTTCGATGAGTTCCAAACCAAGCTCTCGACGCACACGCTCAACCTCACGTTCAAATACACCTGGGGTCGAACTTTACCGGCGTAATGGCACAGCAGCAGATCAACACTGGTAATTCGGCCAATGACGGGACGGGCGATAATCTTCGTGCGGCCAGTCAGAAGTCGAACATGAATTTCTCGGAGCTTTATGCCCTGACGAACTCAATCCAGACTATTGCCAATGCTGCCATCTCGGCGGCCACGTCTGCCCAGACAGACGCCGACCAGGCACTAACGGATGCGGCTGCGGCGAACAGTACCGCAATCGCCGCGCAATCTACGGCGAATACAGCCCAGGACGGAGTTGACGCGCTTGAGGCCCAGCAGGACTTAATCACAGTCCCCTACGCCGCCACGGTCGACCTGGACTTTGATGTTCCAGGTTATCGAACCATCACGGTGATCGGCGATTTGACGTTTACGTTTTCAAATCTCGTTCCCAGCGACCGCGTCTTGCTGATGACTGTGCATTTATTTAGCGACGGCTCTCCTCACAATCTGACATTCCCGGACGGCGTTATATTTTACAACGCCATACCGGCGTCTATAACGGCGTTCAAGAATGCACTACTTGTTTTCACAAGTCTTGGCGGGATAGTGCATGCGACGTACAAGGAGCACGTCGACATCACGGGTGGTAATTAAAAAGGCCGTACCTTACGGAACGGCCTTTCAGGTTTTATTTCTTCCTACTTGGAGGTTCGCAGAATTTTCGCTTAAATGGCTCCGGGAAGGCCGGTACTGCCGCGTCGTTATCGAAACGAACGCCCGCTCTCTGCAGGGCCTTTCGGACGCTGTAGAAGATCGTCATTACTCCGCACTGAGGGCCGCGCGTGAAGTCGACCTCCTTGACCTCGTCCTTTTGCGCCTCACCCCATCCGGTGCCGAGCTCGAACGTCCCCGGGATGG